TTAAAGAGACTGTTGAAGAAGTTAAAGAGACTGTTGAAGAAGTTAAAGAGACTGTTGAAGAAGTTAAAGAGACTGTTGAAGAAGTTAAAGAGACTGTTGAAGAAGTTAAAGAGACTGTTGAAGAAGTTAAAGAGACTGTTGAAGAAGTATTATCTATTGTTAAAGACTCAGAAGAAATTGTTAAAGATACAATATTAGAAGTTGCTAAAGAAATTGAAACTGATTTAAACGAAAAAATAAATATTGTAGTTCAAAATGTAGAAACTGTTATTGAGGAAGAAACTATTAATGTTGTTAATGAAAATATTAATAATGAAACTGTTGATGAAGTCAAAGAGGTTGTTGATGAAGTTAAAGAAGTTGTTGATGAAGTTAAAGAAGTTGTTGATGAAATTAAAGAAGTTGTTGATGAAGTTAAAGAAGCTGTTGATGAAGTTAAAGAATCTTTAAAGGAAGAAGTTAAGGAAGTTTTAGAAGAAGTAAAAGAAGTAGTATATGAACTTGTTAAAGAAGTACAAGAAGAAGTTAAAGAGGAAGTGAAGGAAGAAGTGAAGGAAGAAGTGAAGGAAGAAGTGAAGGAAGAAGTGAAGGAAGAAGTGAAGGAAGAAGTGAAGGAAGAAGTTAAAGAAGAAGTTAAAGAAGAGGTTAAAGAAGAAGTTAAAGAAGAAGTTAAAGAAGAGGTTAAAGAAGAAGTTAAAGAAGAGGTTAAAGAAGAAGTTAAAGAAGAAGTTAAAGAAGAAGTTAAAGAAGAAGTTAAAGAAGAAGTTAAAGAAGAAGTTAAAGAAGAAGTAGAAGAAGAAAAAAAGCCAAAGAAAAAATCAAATAAATGGTATAGTAATTTATTTGATAAAGCATGTTTTTATTTTAAATAAAAAAAATATTTATTTAATAAGTTTAATTTGTTCTTCATAAGGAGGAATAGTTTCTAAAACGAGAGATATTTTTATAAATGGTTTGATAAATTCAATAAGTTTATCAATTTGTATATATCCTTGACCTAATTGTTGATGTCTATCTAATTTTTGACCAACTTGGTGATAAGAGTCATTAAGATGTATAATTTTAATTTTATCGATAAAAGGATAAAGTAGTTTATGTATTTCATGAATAGTTTTAGTATTATTGATATCATAACCTGCTTGAAAAATATGACAAGTATCAATACAAATACCGATTTGATTATAAAAAGGGAGTGAATGAAATCTATAAACAAAATCAAGAAAATCCTCTAATTTATAACACATTTCTCCACCTTGTCCAGCAGGTGTTTCAAAGATAAGAGTAATATTATTTTTTTTATTTTTTTTAAAAAATTCGATAACAAATTTAACCATATTATTAAAAACTTCATCATCATCAAATTTTTTTTTTACATTTTTTCCCATATGAACAATAATACCACAAGCACCAATTTTTTTAGCATAATGAGTTTCATTAAGTAAAATATCAATACCAGAATTATATAAATCAGTTTGAGAAGGTATCATATCTGACCCGATATTAATTTGATAAGAAGCATGAACAAAAATATATTTATATTGTGAAATAATTTTTTTAATATTTTTTAATTCTTTTGAAGATAATACTGATTTAGAAAACATAATTTGAATAGAATTAAAATTGCTAGATAATTTTTGAATAGTATCAGTTTCCTCGATAGAATATTCAGGAATATCTGCATTAACATTAATTGGAAGACTAGTAGAAAAACCCAAATTTAGTTTCATAATTAAATATAAATTTATAAAAAAAATTACAAAAATATTGAAAAACAAATTAAATAATAAAGAATATATTAAATAAAATGTCTAAAAATGCCAAACTAGATGATAACAATGATACAGAAGAAACTAATATAGAAAGTATAGATACACAATTTTTGGTTGATAAATATATTCCTGAAAATATAAAGGATATATTTGATGATCAGACATTATATTATGAAAAGATTACAGGTAAAAAAATAAATGATTGGAAACAATTATGTCCAACAAAATGTTATTTTCATAAAAATATATTGGAGAGATTACAAACTATAAGTAAAGATGATGGAATGCCTCATATAATATTTTATGGCAATCCTGGAAGTGGGAAAAAAACTTTAATAAATTTATTCTTAGAAATGATATTTGATAAATCAATATATAATTTGGATGATTCAAAATATACAGTAATAAGTTCAGGAAATATAGAGAATGAAGTTATAGTAAAACAAAGTGATCATCATATTATAATAGAGCCAAACAATAATAATTTTGATAGATATTTAATTCAGGATATTGTTAAAGAATATGCACGAAGATATCCATTAAATATATTTGAGAAAAATAGAAATTTCAAGATGGTACAAATAAATAATTTGGATAATTTATCATATTATGCACAGACATCTTTAAGAAGAACAATAGAAAAATATTCAAGAACATGTCGATTTATAATGTGGTGTTATTCTCTTTCCAAAGTTATTGAACCATTAAGAAGCAGATGTTTATGCATCCATGTACCATCACAAACAGATGAAGAATTAATAAAATGGACATTTCATATAGCGAGTATGGAAAAAATAAACATAAATTTTCGAATATTATCAGATATAGTAGATTCATCAAGTGGAAATTTAAAAAATATATTATGGAAATTAGATTTGTATCGTTATTGTGGAAGAATACAAAATTGTTATCAAAAAGCATTAATAAATTTAATACATGAGATAATGAATGATGGTAATATACAAATAATAAGAGATTATATTTATAAAATGATGATAACAAATATATCATCAAATGTAATAATAAAAGATATATTAAATATTATATTAATAAAAGTAAGCAATTATTCCAAAGATAAAATATCTAAAATAATAAGCGATGCATCAACTTTTGAATATAGATTATCAAAAGGTAGAAGAGATATTATACATATTGAAGCATTTTTAATGAATATAATGAATACGATAAAAAGTTAATTTTTTTATAAATAAATATTAGGTTAAAGATTTAATATTTATAGTAAAATATAATTTAATGTGTGGAATTTGGGGTATACTTTCAAATGAAGAAATTAAACAGAATACAAATATATTATTTAATAAATTTTATAGTATTAAAGCAAGAGGTCCAGATAGATCAGTTTTTATAACAAATCCTAATTATATTGTAGGTTTTCACAGATTATCAATAATGGATACAAGTATTCAGGGAGACCAACCATTTTCTATTTCATATTATTATGATAATGATAAAGGAGAAAAGATGTTAAGAACAGTTTATGTAATTTGTAATGGAGAAATTTATAATTATCAAAGTTTAAAAGATAATAAAGAATTAGTTGAATTTTGTAATAAAATAAATTATCATTATAAATCACATTCTGATTGTGAAGTTCTTCTTCCATTATTTTTAATGACGATTAAAGAGAATGATTATAAGACAAATCCTGATATTTTTGAGTTTGGTATTAGAGAAATGTTAATAAAGTTAAATGGTGAATTTGCTTTTGCTTGTTATGATATACATACTAATTTAGGTAGTCAAGAAACATTTTATAATTTATGGACTGGTCGTGATAGATTTGGAATAAGACCATTATTTTATACAAATTTGGGAAATAAAACAATTGCATTTGGTTCTGAAATGAAATCATTAATTGGTATAGAAGGTTATAATAAAGTTGAAGTACACGATCCAAGGTCTTGGTATTATTGGGGAGGTTCAACTCTGTCAGATAATCTAAAGATGATAAGTAAATTATATTATGTTGTTGGTAATTTACCAATGGTATTAAAGCCTGATTTAGACGATGTTTATCGAATGACAAGAACTCTTTTAACCAATTCTGTTAAAGCAAGGCTATCTTCAGACAGAGAAATTGGCTGTTTACTTTCTGGTGGGTTAGACAGTTCTTTGGTTGCATCAATTGCTGCTAGAGAATTAGAAAAAGAAGGAAAGAAACTAAGAACATTTAGTATTGGTATGGAAGGTTCTCCTGATGCATATTATGCAAGAATAGTAGCAGAACATATTAATTCTATTCATACTAACATCGAAATACCACAGGAAGAATGGGTATCTGCTATTGAAGAAGTTATAAGAATATCAGAAACATATGATATAACAACGATAAGAGCAACAACTGGTCAATATTTAGTATCAAAATGGATAGCACAAAATACGAATATAAAAGTGCTTTTAATTGGTGATGGTTCAGATGAAGCAACAGGAGGATATTTATATTTTCACAAAGCTCCATCAGCTCTAGCTTTACATTTTGAATGTAAAAGATTATTACATTATATACATTATTTTGATGTATTAAGAGCAGATAGGGGTGTATCATCAAATGGTCTAGAAGCCAGAGTACCGTATTTAGACCATGAATTTATAAACTTTTATTTCCAGGTTGAACCAGCACTAAGAATGCCAACTGCACACAAAACATCAGATGGAAAAACACATATTTACGAAAAATACTTGCTAAGAAAATCATTTGAAAAGACAAAACATTTACCAGAATGTGTGCTTTGGCGTAAGAAAGAGGCATTTTCTGATGGAGTATCATCAGAGTCAAAATCATGGTATCAAATTATTCAAGATCAGATAGAAGAAAAGATGAGTGATGAATATTTTGAAGAAGCAAAAAAGAAATATGAAGGATTTGTAGTTCCTCATACTAAAGAAGCATTATACTTCCATGAAGTATTTGATAAATATTATCCTAAACAAAATCATATATTACCATATTATTGGTTACCACAATGGATGGGTGATGTTAAGGATCCTTCAGCAAGAACTTTAAAAATATATAAAGAGGTTGAAAAATAATTTAATCAAAAGAAACAAACCATCCCCAATCATCATTAAAATAATTTTTAGTTTCATGAAGTTTAAGATTATTATTTTGAAGAAAATCATGATTATCAAGATATTCATCTTGTTGTTCCTGAATAAAATGTTTAGATTCAATATTTTTAATAAAAATATTTTTTATATTACTAAAACTTTTATAGGTATTAAAACAAATAATACTCATAATATTTTTAATAAAACCATTAAAAGCATATGTTTTTATTATAAAACAACTAACAATTCTATTTTTGTACATCAGTATAAACTCTATAATTTATACTAATAATTTATAATTTAATATATTTAATAAAAGTATTTTTTCAATTTTTTACAAATTTGTCTTTTGGAAAAGAAGGTGGTTTAGCTTTATCTTGATTTTGATAGATTGGATAAGGTACATTAATATTAAAGTTATTCATTTCAATTTCATGTTGTCTATTTATTTTATTATACTCTTTAATAATATCATGATCAGAAATAAAGTTAGTAGTTCTAAGAGCATCAAAAGAATAATATTTATCATCACCATCGATATTAGAAACTTGTTTATCACAAGGTGATGCACAATCATAATCGATGTTGAAATCATTAGTATAAAAACCATCAGTAAAAATAAATTCAATAGCTACTTGTTGAGAAGTATTAATACTTTCTGTAGGTGGTTTACCATCAAATAAATTATAAGCAGCCAATGGATCATTTTTAGTGACAAAATGTACAGTAATTTGTAATTGGTCATTAATAGATTTAAGTATTTTCTTGATAACAAAAGTAATAATATATTTAGTTTCAGCTTCAGTATATTCTCTAGTCATAGAAATAATTTTAATTAATTCAACAGGAGAATTAGGAGGAGTATCAGCATATAAATTATAATCAACACCAATATCTTTATAGAATTTATTAATACCTTTATCTTCAGTATACTTTTTGAGTTGTGAAGTTAAAGGAAGATAATTGTTATAATCATTAACAATTTCATAGGATTCAGGTAATTTTTTAATTTCAGCATTTAATTTATTAATAAACTGTGTAATAAGTTTAACAAATTCAAAAGGTGGTTTACTCTTAGGGTCATATTTGGTTGTAGTGACTGGAAGTGATTGCAAATTAAAAATAATTTTTTGGTTAGGACAAACAGAATTAAAAGCAGTTAATACATCTCTATAAGAATCTGAAAATTGTGTTTGCATAAAAAATTTATTAAGTTGTTTACAAGGAACACCTAAAGCACTAGAATTAGATTTATTACTTCTCATAGCCTTAACAATATTCATATCGTCAATACGTTTAGGATTTCTGGTTCTATTAACTATTGTTGCAAGTTCATTAATTTTGTTTAAAACCTTTTTTTTATTAGGTTTAACACCAGTAGAAGTTATAAGATTATTAGCGGGATTATAAGGATCATAAGAATTATTTGGTAAATGAGAATTATCCATTACAGAAATTTCATCAGGTGCATCTTGACCTAATTGAAACTGACTAAGACCATCTACAAAAGGGTTAGTTATATTAATGAATGTATCTTTTTTAGAATTATACTCAATAACTATTTTATATATAACAATAATAATTATAATAATTAATATTAGTTCAATCATTTTATTTATAATAAATGAGTATATAAAAAATTTATTATTTTTATAATTAAAGACAAAAATGAGTTTATATAAAAATTAAAAACCCTGTGGTAGTTCAGTAAATGCCGATTCATAAGCGAAATCAAAAACACCTTCAGGATCCATTATATTTTCATCACCAATATCCATAGCATTAATTTCTTCTTCAGCATCATATAAATCGTTTTCAATTTTTTCTTTATCTTCATCATTAAGATTATCATAATTATTCATATCATCCTTATTAGAATAGTATTCAAGTGCATCAAACATGAATTCAGAAGTTTGAGTTTCGAGATAGAATTCAGTAGTATATTCGATTTGATGAAAATAACTTAGTTCAATATTGGATCTAGATATTTCATAATTATATTGATTAAATAATATTACGATAATATCGATAATAAAATGAATAATATTTATTTTAGTATTTTTACCAGAATTAAAATTAATAATTCTAATTATTTCATCATATATATAATTTATTACAATATTACTATAAAAATCATTTTTAATGATAAATTCATAATTAATATTTTGAGAAAATGGTGGTAAATCTTTTTTATCTAATTTAAGATTTTCATATGGAAGATAAATATTAATATTGTTAATATGTTTTAAGAAAACTCGCATATCATCTTTATTTTTTTCTGAAACAACAATATCATTTTCAATTTTCTTTTGATATTTAACATAAAGAAGATCTAAAACATTATTAGCAGCATCATTAACAAATGTTTTTTCTACAAATTTATCTCCTTTTTTATCAGCAGTTTTATAAAATCCTTCATAAGTTATAATATCAATTTTATAATTATATTTAAATCTATTAATATATTTTTTGAGTTCTAATCCTAGTTTTTTGATAACATTAAATCTTCTATTAGCAATTTTGTTAATAAAGATATTCATATTATAATTTTTAAATTTATCCTTAAAAGCTTGTTCAGTCATACCATATATTTCAGGATAAAAATCTCTTAAATTAGGATTAGTTCTTGTGAATCCAATAAGAGTTAAAATATTTTTAATAGAATAATTAACTTCAAGTTTAGATAATATTTTTTTAGAATCAATATATTCTTTATTAATTTCTCTGTATCCAAGTAAATATTTTTCTTGTAAATCATAAAATAATTCGTATTTAGTATTTTTTTGCATAGTATATATTATAACATCTCTTTTGAAATGTGGATGATTATAAACATATCTAAACTTTTTTTCTTCTTCGTAAACAAGAATAGGTTTATCTAATTTATTTCCATTATAATCATGATCAATAATATAAATATTATCATACAAACTATATGTTTTACCTTCAACAATAATATCTTTACCTAATAATTTTTGAATTAAATCTAATAGAACATTAATTGAATTATTAATATTATTATCGTTTTTTTGAAACTTGTAAACAATTTTATTAAACATTTTTTTAAGTTTGTCATTAAATTCAGAAATAGAATTTTTACTATTTAAAATAAGTTTTTCTATTAATAAATTATTTTTTTGTTTAAAAGTCTCAATTTTATCATATAATTCAAATAGTTCTTTATCTGTATATGTAATAAATTTACCCTGTTGATAATTACATTTATAACAGACATTAATATCTTTATCACCAATATATTTAAATTGATGCATAAGACCAGTATTACAATATTTAGTAGCAAGTTTTCTAAGATATAAAATAATATATCTTTTTCCGATAACTTTAACGCTTTCTGGAATAAAGTCATCAATATTACTTTTAATATTACAGTTAGTACAGACAAAGTTAGAATCAGTAGTTTTAAAATTATGAAATTGGCCATCAATACAATTAGATAAATTAGAAATTTCAGACATATTTGATGTCTTTTTAACAATTTTTGGAATAATAAATCTTTCTAAACAATATTTTTTACTATATTTTTCCCATAAATTATCAATAGTATAAGGATTTTGATATGTATTAGTTGGTTCAATATCAAATCTGTTAGATTCTAATAATCCATATTTTTCGGCTTTTGTAAGTCCTTCTGATAAATACATTTTATCTAATTTTTTAATAATATTAAAATCTTTGAATAAATCTAATTTAAAATAATACTTGGTTTGAAAAACTTCATAAAAATATATTTTTCTCTTCTTTTCTTCTTCAGCATTAACACTTAACATAGTGTTAAAAATTTCAACAACGGTATTAATAATACTTTTTTGTACAATTGGATTAAATTTCTTTTTAGCAACAGCATTAGTACTTTCATGTAATGTATCAATCCATAAATTATATTTAGTTACAAAACAACTAGTAAGATAAATGATATAACATAAAACAGGGAAATCACTTAAAGGTTTAATATCTCCAGATTTATTAACAATAATTCTAAGATTTTCAAAAAGACTAAAACCAATTTTTTTATAAATATAATAACTACAAATTTTATCGTTGTTAAGAGAAGTAATTTGAGTATCACTCATTTCTAAAATAATATTAATTAGAATATAAGCAATTATGTTATTGTATTTTAAAAATTTATAAAAATCCTTTTCTTTACTAGAATAAATAAAAATAGTATTTTCAAGTTCAAATCTATAGAAATTACTAAGATTTTTATTAATTCCAAATTGATGAACAAATTTATCTCTATTATGAAGATATGATGATTTTAGAAGATATTTATTATTAATAAGAACACTATCTATAACATCCTTAACAACATTTCTCCTTTTAGCTCTAACTTGATAAGAAAAACCGGTAAGACCTTGTAAATTAATAATAGAACAAATTCTATCAATAATTTTATCAAGACTTCGTACAGATGTCTTAAATCGTTCGTATTCGGGCATTTCTTCCAAGTTTTGGTCCATATGAATTGAAAATGTAACAAATGTTTGTGTAGCATTATCAAATTGACCATCAAGAATGTATTTTTTAATATTAAGTTGTGATTTACAACTTTTACAAATGAGTGTTTGATTAGCACTAATAGTTACATATTGTTGTATAAATTCATAAACAAGATTAGAATATCTTTCCTTATGATTATTTTTTAGTAGATTAAGTTTATCCCAAGAAATATTGTGTTGACAAATAGCATTAATATGTTCATTAGTTTCAAATTCCTCAACTTCATTATCTTTATCTTCCTCAAATGATTTTTTAATAACAGATTCTAAATTTGTAGGAATAGAGACATTAAAATCAGGAGTAAATTGTATTTTAGGTATTTTAGGAAGAGATTTAGGGGGTATTATTGGTAATTTATATATATCACCATATAAACCAGGAAATAAATCTTCATTATAATCATACAAATCATTTGTTTTTTTAGATTTAACATAATACATTAAATATTCCAGTTCATTGATATCCTTTGAGTATTGTTGATTAGATATATCATAATATTTACCTTTTATTTTTTCAAAATTAGTAATATATTCACTAATATTTTTAGGATGAGAATCCTTAATTTCTTCTTTAATGATATTAATGATACTTTCCATAAGAAAATCATATAAATATGCAGCAATAATTTTCATCACATCATTTTTAGGCATATTTGGTGAAATATCATAATAAGGAATACTATGCTTTTGTTTTTCTAAATCAAAAAGCCAGTAATAATTTTTATCAAGATTATAATTATTTTTACTATTTGGATAAATTTTTTGACGCATTTTATTTTCTAATAAAACTTTGATTACATCAAGTGGAGTATCAGTTTCATCACAAACATTAACAAATGAATTAGTATTTAAACATTCAATATCATTATCATTTTGTATAATAGCAAAACCAACAATGTTAACAATCATATCTTCAGAAATAATTCTATTTTGTATAGTATTAAAATCCTTTTTTTTAATATTTTGATAAGAAATATTTCTAGTAGCACTTATAGTTTTATCTGAACTAAAAATAAAACTAGTTTTATCAAAATCTTTGAATGAAATATATGGATATAATTTATATGTAACTAGTTCACCAAATAAATCAATTAATTCATTATTAGTCTTACTAACATTTTTAATTTTAGAAATAATTTTAAGGTCTTCAAAAGTATTAACAAGAACAGCATTTCTATCTTGTAATGGTACATAAAATAATTTTTTAATATCTGTAGGATTTTTATAATAATCTGTTACAGTATTAAGTTTATTAATAATATATTTAATTTTATTTTCATCCTTTTTCTTGGGTGTGTTATCTGTTTTATCAACAAATTTATCTTTTCTTTCATATTTTTCATTATTTTTATGGAATAATAAAAAGTCATCAACTATAGGAATAATAATATGAGTATCTAATAATTTTTGAATTTTTAATTCAAAATCGGAATAATATTTTCTAGCCTCATTAATATTTTCAGAAAAATTTTCATTAACTAAATTATAAATATTTTCCGGTAGATTAGTATTAATTTCATAAGAATCTAAAACCCCTTCAATCAAATTAAAATCAATAAATGAACTTTTAGGAACAACAACATCAATAAAAATAAATTCTGTATTACTTGTTTCAGTACTTTCAATAATATTAAAAATTTCTTTTTTTTCAGTTGATTTATAAATATTAAGATAAATAATTGTTTTAATTATATTATGATCAATAATAATTTTATCTTTATTATAACTAGTCATAATACTTACAAATCTTTTGACAGTTTCTTCATAATTTTTAAAAAAGTCCTGAAAATTTATAGAAAAATTTTCTATAACATCATTATTTTTTTTAGAATTAATAGTGTTAGCGTAATCAAAAATTTCATGAACTAGTGATGAATTTTTAATAATATTTGAATTAGACTCACTATTAAAAAAATTATTAATTTGTAATTTATAATTAACTTGGTGTCTGGAAAATTCAATAAGATTATTATTAAATAAATCTATTTTGCTTTTATAATTAATAGAGATGGTTAAAAACAAATAGTAAGCAATATAAGTAGATATAATATTTTTAATAAGTAAAACATTAGAAGATTTAGAAACGAGTTTATTAATTTCTTTTTCATCAATTAAATCTATTGCAAATTCAATTAATTCATTAATATTTTTTTGATATTTAACAAAATTAGGCTCTTTAATAAGAGTTTCAAAAGAAATAATTTCTTTAAATTTAGGTTCAAGAATCCAAGCATACATGAATTTATCAAGTGTCTTGTCTAATATATCATCAATTTCTGATATATACATATTATTAGTATAATATATTATATTAATAATAAAATTTTTAATAAAAACTATTTATAAAAATGAAATATTTTTTAACAACTTATTTTTTAGAAGTGTTTTGGTCTATAATTTTATTGAATTTGTTTTGAATAAATTCAAATTGTTTAATAGTACTATCAATACCATTTCCAATGATTTTATATGGGTCAAGTTTATCTTGAATTTTTATTTTCAGACATATATTTTTTTGTAGAAAGTCCGGTTTAGAAATTCCTGAAAATTCAACCTCTTTCATTCCTTGTAATACAAAGTTTAATGGTCCACCACAAGTATGGTCCTCATTAGTTATTTCTAAAATTAAAGAATTAGAAGCAGTTGTCAAAGTATTATATTGATTAGAAGTAATATTTTCTTTAATAATATTTAGCTTTTCAATAATAATTTCTAATCCTCTTTTGATTAATTCGTATTCTGTAAGTTGACCAAATGATTGAACTGTAAAAATATATTTATTTTCAGAAACTTCTTCAAAAAATGAATTAGACGAATTAAAAATTGCATCTAATTCTCCAGTTGCTAAAACAGATTTCATAGAACATTCAAATTCTTCATTTGAACGCAGTTGAATTAATAATAAAGGAAACTTTTCAGAATACATCTTTTTATTTTCAATGATTTCATTATTAATACTAATTCTTATATCATTTGTTGTAACATTTAGAATTTTTTCTGGACCATTGTTTTTAGAATTAATATATATTTCAACATCAATATCATCTTCAGGATGTCTTTCAAGTTTAATATCAGAAAAATTTACATTTTTATAATATTTTAAAGGAAGAAATTTAACATTATTTTTTAAGTTCATTATTGGAATTTGTGATAATCTTAATTTCATTTCAGAACAATCAAAAACTGATGAATTTCTTAATATATTAATTTTAGAACTATGGAATGCATAAGTTGGAATTTGATTAATACATACTTTTCTTAAACTATTTATAAAAGGTGAACTGACATCTTTACCACTAAATTCAAGTTTAAGAACAGATGCTCCATATTCATCAATATCATAATTTAATTGTTTAATATTAATATCGTAGCTCATTATATATTCTTTATATATAATTGTTTATATTGTAATTTTAAATCAAATTTTTTATAAATAAATTAAGGTTTAAAAATTATATATTTATAAATATATAAATAATGGCAAATCAGAGTGTACCACCAAATGTATTATTTTATATGGAATCATGTAAAACATGTAGTGTATTTATAAATATTGCTCAGCAACATAATATATTAAAATTTTTTAAATTAATATGTATTGACGGACAAAAAGAAAAATTTATTGCACAAGGGCTAAAAAAAGTTCCAACTATAATTGTAAGAAATATTGGTAAACAAATTGAAGGTAATGATTGTTTAAAATGGTTAGATAGTGTAGTCAAGATGAAATCTAATTCATCTTCATCAATTAATTCTCAAGAAATGTATATACCAGATATTGGTTTAGTAAATCAAGGCGTTAGAGGAGGTGGTAGTTCAGGTTCATCTTCTCCAACAAATAATTCAACAAATAATTCAACAAATAATCAATTTCCTACTACTCAAACAAATATATTGAAACGAAGTAATTTAAAAACAACAGAACCACCAATAATAAATAATACAAATATGAGACAAAGAGGTCAAGCAATACAAAATAATCAGGTAATACATCAAAATAAAACAGAACCAATGGTAAAACCGATTAATCAATTATTTGGATATATGGAAAATGAAATGTCAGGATTTTCAGATGGTTATGCATATGTATCAATAGATAATCCATTACCAAAATCATTCTTACCACCAGATAAGGATTTACAAATTTATACAGCACCAGAAGGTGATAAATTAGATAAAAAAAGACAAGATATGATATTTAAAAATTTAGAAATGGCTCGAGGTAAGGATAAAGATGATTTTATAAAAAAAATAGAAGAAAATAATAATAAAATATTAGCAGGAGATGACAATATAAAACCAAAATGGTATTCAAATTAATTTAAAAAGAAACAAATAATTTATATTAAATGGACAATTTAGAAGCAGAATATAAAATAGAGACATATAATTTTTTAATGGAAACATATATTGAAACAATTCATAAATTAATAGATATAACAGTAGAAAAAAGAATTTTGCCACTAAAAATAGCATTTGCTTCTAATTTTATAAAAGAATATGTTAAAGATAATAGAATAGAAATATTAGAACAAAGTATAATACATATTTTAGGTAATAAGGAAACAATATTAAATTTTGATATAGCAAATTTAGATGAACTAGATAAAGATATGTGTGATAATATATCAGTAAAAAGTTATTTAAATAAAATAAAAAAGACTGAGGATACAGGTATAATAGATTTAATAATAGAAATTAAGAATAATTCAAAAACATTATCAGAATATAATATAGCATTAATAAAAAAGTATTTTGAATTAATGATAAATATTTTAGAAAAAATAAAAGAATTATTTTAAATTAATATGTTTAAAATTATTTAAAAATATTAATAGTTATTTCATATTATAACATGGACAATTCACAAACACCACTTGACTACAAAGAATATTTTAGCAATAAATTTATTTTACTTTTTAAAAATCTTATAAACTCATTATTAAAATATTTACCAGAAGAATGTCAAGAAAGACAAAATATATTAAAAATACATTCTTTAGTTGATAAACTAAATTATGAAAAAATAATAAAAAAAATGGAAGAAAATACAAAATTAATGGAAACTTTAACCGCATTATCTAAAAATAATTTTGAACCAAGTTTGTGTGCAAAATTATATTCAGCTAAAAATAAATATTGGACAATATTACCTTCATTTAATTTAAATGAAATATTAATACTAATTCAAAATTCAGAGCAACAAAAGGAGATATATAGTTATATTCATGATATGCATGTATGTTCAGTAACATATTCTCGTGTAGTTGAACAAATTAATCAGACAAGAGAAGGACAAGAATTTAATCCTTTTGATTCTATTGGTAATGTTGCAGAAAATCTTGATGTTGAAACACTGTTCAAAGGTGTAGAAGTCAAGAATATTTCAGCTTATGAAATGTTAATGGAAACAATTATTAATCAACAAATGGATAACAAAATGGGAGATTACATGAATAATATTAAAGAAGAAGATGTTAATGAAGCAGCATCTAAGCTTAATAATGTATTACAAAGTGAAAATTTTACTGGAAATAAACAAACATCAAAAATTTTATCAGAAATGTTATCAAATATTAAATCCGAAGTAATAAATCTTAAAAATAATACTAATGACATGAAAGGTAAACAAGGTGTAGAACAATTACTTGGAATTGCTCAAAAAGTAGCGGGAAGTATGATGAGTAATATTAAAGAAAGTAATGTAAGTGTACTAGAAATTTGGGATGCAACAAGTAGTTTAGCAAAAAACACAGTACAATCAGATGCATTAAATATTGTAGATAATTTAATTCGTTCTAATATAGAAGCAAATATGAAAGGAATGGCTAATAATAATACAAATCAAAATACAACAACCACAACTACTACTGAAAGCACTGAAACCTCAGAACAAGTAAATGAATCAAGAAGAAGAAGAGATAAGAAAAATAAAAGCAAGAAACAATCTGAATAAATAATTTAAAAAATATATTTGTAATGAATTAGTTATTTATAAAAATAATTAATTTAAAAAAACACAAAGTATAATATAACAAAAATGTCAAAAAATATTTATAGAGTAAGTAAAAAGAGTGATTTAGATGAAATTATGAAAAGAAATTTTTATAAGCCAATATGTATAGTATTTGTATCAAAATCTGAAAATATAAAATTTTATGAAGATATATCCTTAGCACTTGTAACATCAGCCAAAAATAATAGTTATTTAATGAATGTATTAATTGATTTTGATGATTTTATTGATAATATAGATTATTTTAGTGATATTAAAAGTAATTTACCATATTTTATCTCATATTTTAAAGGAAGAAATATAATGATTTGTGATGATAAAGATAATTTTATTCCAATTGTAATCAGTCATTTAGATAGAATTCATAATTCATATGTTTCTAAATTAATCGCTTTATTTAATCAAGAAGAAAATAATCAAAAAAATAATATAGAACATAACACAGATAAAGGTGATGAAAAACAAATGAAATCATCAGAAATAAAACAAGTTTTAGAAAAAGAAGTGATAAAAATATCAGATAAACAATCTGAACAAGAATCTGAAGAATCAGAAAAAGAATCAGAAGAATCAGAAAAAGAATCTGAGGAATCTGAAGAATCTAATAAAGAGACTGAAGAATCTCGACAAGAAGATACAGAAGTTTCAAAAGAGGATAAATCACAACAAAGAAGAACTGAAAGAGAAAAGAAGTTAAAAGAATTAAAAAAACTACAAAAAATGTTAAGAAATTAATTATAAATAATTTTTATATATTATGTTAATATATAAAAATGGATGAAAAATTTTGGGTATATAATCCCGATATATTAATAAAAAATTATTATAAAATAGTTCCGACAAGAGAAATGAGTCGAGTAGAACAATTAAATACTGTTACAAGATTTCTTGTGTATTTTATATTATTATGTATAATTTTTGATATACAATCAAATTTTGTTATTTTATTATTTGTTTTAGTAATAATTATAGCAGTTTTCTATTTTATTTATAAAAGTGACGAAAACGGTATTGTCAAGGATTTAATTAGAGAAGGAGAAAATAGAGCGGAAAAGTTTATGTTATCTGATGAGGATAGAGGTTGTGATACTTGTGGTAAAGACCAAACTATTAATTACCCTATTTTAAACATCTATGATAAAACTAAAGATAAAGTACTTAAAGGCGTTGCCGAATCTGATAAAGATATTATTATCGAATCGGGTTATATTGATGCTGATGGTAATTATAAATTAGGTCCTAACTATTCTAATATTGATTTAAAAGAATATAATGAACAATCTAAAAAAAATAAAAAAGTATCTTGGGAGAAAAGTCAAATATTTAATGAGAAAAACTGTAGAAAACCAACAGCTGATAATCCATTTGCAAATGTAGTATTTAGTGATTATTTAGATGCAGCAAACTTACCAGAACCATGTAATATTGATGATAAAGATGTACAAGACCAAATGCGAAATTTATATAACAGCTCAATTTTTAGAAATTTAGACGATGTATGGGAAAGACAAAATTCTCAAAGAATGTTTTATTCAGTACCTATACAAACTATACCAAATGCCCAAACAGAATTTGCAAATTGGCTATACAAAACAGGCCCAACTTGCCATGAAAACTCTCAAAATTGCACTTATTATCAATCTCCTCAAATGACAAGTCCCAGATATTAATTTTATTAAATTTAATAAAATTAAAAAATTAATAAATATTAGAAATAGTAACTAAAATATCTATCAAAATTTAATTCAGAAAAAACTTCATTAATTGTAAAAAAATTATCAAAAAGATGATTTAAATTATTATCATCAAAATTCTTAAGTAATGTATTATAAGCAACTTTAGGAACAATTTTATTACCAAACCAGTACATTCTAAGATAGTTAAGATGCAAACATACATCTAAATTATAATTAAACCAAATACCAATTTTAGTATAATCAGACATTTTTTTTAAATAATTAATTCTAGTATTTTTCTTCATATTAGTGTTATCATCAATAATAAAATTATGTTTGTTTATATCAGACATTTTAATTAATCTTGTATTATTTTTTTCTGGAACAGAATCATCAATATTATAGTAATAAAAAAATTCATATTTATTTAGAAGCTTATTTCTTAAATATGATTTACCTGATGCAGGCAATCCAATACAAACTATTAAAATTTTTTTATTTTTTTTTATAATATTATCTAATGATTTAAATAATTCTTCTTCTTGTAAACTAGTCATATAATCAATATTTGGATATGTAATAGTTCCTTTAGATTTAGACAATCTATTATCTTTACATTTAAAAAACATTTCAGGTGTTTTAAATTTAAATTTACAGTTAATTGCAAATTTAATATCAGTATCTGAATGGTCATTAGGTCTACCAAAAGCATCACCTATAAAATAAATTTTATTTTTTTCTAATAATTTTGTAAAATCGATATTTTTAAATAATTCATCCTTAATAAAATCCCAAGAACCTGGCATTGGTTTTCTAAATCTATCATCTGTTAAAGAAGCAAAAACAAAATCAAATGGAATATGATAAATTATATCATTAAGTTTATTAATCCATTCTTTTTTTTTATCTTCATTTTTTAATCCTTTTTGATTAGAAATTATTCCAATAATAGTATTATTATTATTGATAGTAGAAATATAATCAGGAATGTTATTAAAAATAAATTTCCAGTCTTTATCATTAATAGGAAATACTTTACCAGATTTTGTTATGATTAAAGTACCATCCAAATCAAAAATGATAACTTTTTTAATATTATTTTTAGTTTGAATAGAAATATTGTATCCATAAATAATATTATTAAGAATTTTCCAATCAAAATTCATTAATTTAATAATATATAATAAAATAGAAAATTTTATTTAGTGTTTATTTAAAAATAATTAAATAATAATAAATAATATAATAAAAAAATGATATCAAATGCAGATAGAAATAATAATAGGGGTATAGAGAATTTTAATTTAACAAGAGAAATAGATTTAAAAAAAGAAGTATCAATTCAAGACCTAAAGGTATTAAATGATAGAGATTTATTTAATAAAATTTCAAACCCAAATGAGGAAATAGATATGTCTTCATTTAGTTTAAAAGATACATATGGTATGCCTTATTATAATGGTCAAATATTAAATAATAAAAAAAGTTTATTATCAAATCCATTTATACCAGAAAATAATAATAAAAATAATTTTATATCCACTGATTTAAATTTTGGTATTAATGATTCTTATGCAGAAATAGATTTTGATAATAACAAAAAAATATCGTTATCAATTGATAAAAGATTTGAAAATGAGATAAATGGTATGGCTTATAATAATATTCAAAATAGAAATGAAAATATCGATATATGTAAAATAGAAAAAGACATAATAGAATTTGAATATAATACCAATTTAAAAAAGAATAAGGAAATACTTGTTGATATATCAAGTCCATTTGTAATAGGTTATTTATGGAAATCATTATTATTATTATCTAAAAATCCAAGTACAGATAAATTATTAAATTTACTAGGTATTAAGAATAAAGATTTAATAATAAATGATATGAAAAAACATGCAGAAGTATTTAGTGATAGTTCAAATTTGGTTATAAATTTTCCTAATTTTAGTGGTTCAAAAGTAATGAATACAAATTATACAAAAAAATTAGGGGAAATTTATGGTATAGAAATTGAAATAAGTGACGAAATATCAGAAAATAATGTATTATATAAATTAGATTTTATTTTTGAATTAGAATTACCATTTTATTATCAGCCAAAAATAATTCAAAATTATTTATCAGGTTTTACAAAATGCAAAACAAAATTTTTAGAATTAACTGATGTTCCTGTATATTTAGTAGTTGATAAAAATGTAAATATTGTAAATTTAGAAATACCATGTGCATCTAATATGATATTAGGATTTTTATATTCTACAGATTTAAATTTATTACCAAATCTGCCATATGATGTTATGTTAACGGATAAAAAACCAGATCATACAATAAAAAAAATTGTTATTCCTAAAATTAATAAAAAAAAACAATCAGATTATGGTCGAAGATATAAAGAAACTCTAACACAAATGCATATGGGTGAATTAGTATATGGAACATTATTTGATATAAATATACATACCAATATGGAATTAAATATTTCAGTTTCAAAGGATGTTTCAATTGAAAAGCATGAAATTAAAAGAACATTTGATAGTATTATAATAAATCATAAATGTTTCTATTATATTAAAAATAAAAATATAAAAAACAAAATTTTATGTACAGGTATGATAAATTATTAAAAATTTGATATAGAAAATAAAGTTTAATAAAAAAAATTATAATATTGTAATATTATAATTATGGATAATTTTACAGATGAAGATATAATATTATTTTTACAATCATATAAAGAACATATTTTAGAAAATCCTTTATTGAATTCTAAAATACCAATGTGGGTTGAATATTTAAAAACAAAAAAACATTATAGGGATAATGGTTTAGAGGAAGATTATTTCTTTAAAAAACGTTTTATGATTACAAATGATGATTTGATTACTATACATAAATTAATGGATAGAGTTAAAAGAGGTAAGGGTTTGACAAGACAAAGTAAAACAAATATTCAAGGCAATACATCATCTCCAAGTCAATTTGGTGCATTTAGTTCTTTTAACGAGAATGAAGATTATGAAGGTAAAGAAAAACAATTTGAGCTTTTAGGCCAAGTTCAAGGAGCAATGGATAATTATTATAGAAAAATGAAGAAACATCAACAAAATAAGGACTGGAAAAAAAATCATACAAGTTCACAATGGGAACCAAATGGATGTGTATCTGGTGAACCAGATAGATATTATACAGAAGATATAAATTCACACAGACCGCAAGTAGAATTTGATGTACAAGATTTTGCAAAAACAAAACTTTATAATATGAGTAAAACAAATATAATAAATCAAATTGATAATATTACAAATATTTTAGATCATAATAATCTAATTACAAATGATTTTGATACAGAATATAAAAGAGCAGTACCTAATCTTGTATCAAACAAAAAGGGCCAATACTGTAGTTCAATTGAAACTTTAGCTCATGAAGGAAAAGAAGATATTTTAGCAAGACCAGGACAAGATATAAGTGCAACAAGATATTGGCAAGATATGGACATATTAAATGCTAGAGGTAGTACAAGAGGAAATACAGCAGTACCAAATAATAACCCATTTGAATATCAATTTCAATATTTAGATGGAAATTATAATAGAGTACCTGATCCAAGAATAGTTGGAACATCTTCAAGACTTGAAAATAAAACTCATTTTAGAAGATAAATAATTTATAAATTATTTTTATAATTAAAAGAAATTATAAAAATAAAAAATTATAAAAGTTGTTAATGTTATAAAGAACAAAACTTTTTACATTGATTAAGGTCAGGAATATTAGAATCTTTAGGAGCATTAGTATTAAAAAGACATACTTTATCAATATTAGTTTTTGTATGTTTCCAAGAATTAGAATCATTAACATCAGAATCTGGGAGAACAGAACAAACCATACAATCAGGATAATTTTTAGAAACTTCATTAATATTATCTAAAGGTTTTCCCTTAGAACGATAACAAATATTATTTTTATCAATACTTAATGAAGAATTAGCAGTAACAATTTCACCTGGCTTGTAATAATTTTTCATAGAACTACATTGATTAATAATGAGGTCAAGTTTAGGCTGAGAATTGATGATGACATATTTAGATACATCGATACCAGGTAGATCTGTTTTATAAAAATCATTTTTTATGATTCCTAATTCAATATCAAATGAGGAAGGATCTATTTTATTAAAATTTTGATAGATATATAAATCCCTATTTTGTTGCTTTAATTTATTTTTTAAATTATCTAATTCATCACTTTTAATATTAGATTCAGATTTAATTTGTTCAGATGAAACATTAGCAAACGAATCAATAAAATAATCAGAATAGAGAAAATTTCTAATAAAAAAGATGATAATGAAAAACAAAATTATATAAAATAAATAAATGATACCATCATTATTAGAATCTGAATTGATGTTAGAAATAATATATTTTTTACTCATTATATAAAAAATTATATATAAAAAAATAAATCAATAATTTTAATTTTTTTTATATATATATCTAATATATACATATAATGAGTTATTCTACACAAGGAGCATCTAATAGACAAATTTATGATTGCTGTGCATATGCTCAGTCATTACAACAATCAGTAGACCCCTTACAATATCAATTATATTTTGGAAAAGGCGAAAATTGTACAAAATGTATCGATAAAAAAGCTTGGTTTAAACAAGATAGAGAAATTGTTGATGTTGAATCAGATTTATGGAATATTACAAGACCTCTTTCTAGATGTGATGGTTATAAATATAATCCTAATTGCACAACTGGTCCTAATTGTATAAGTACTTTTGCACCTAATGCACCAAGAGTACTTTCTCCATCTCTATGTCCGATTGTTTACAATAACATTCCTGTACAAACAAATCCAGGATACACTGTACCTGATGCAAGAAATTTTTGTGATGGTAAGAAAGAATGGAGAGAAGCTGATAAAACTAATACTTTTGCCGATTATGAGGGTAGAACAAGAGCAATTCTTGGAAATAACGCTGACCCGCAAAATGTATATATGTTTATGAATTCATGCTCTAACAGACCTCTTTACCAAGGTGGTGAAGAGAAAGTAAGACCATTTATGGCAGATATATATAACTCTGCTACTTTAAGTGGAGCTGCAGGTGGTGTACCAATGCCGAGAGGTGGACTTCAAATTGATGCCAGAACAGGTGCCAGACAACCAAGTCAAGTGGATATGAGATTCCAAGCTGTTAATGCTGAATCTGAAAGTGAGTCAGAAGAATAAAATATAATAAAACTAAATAAAGTAAAATAATATAATAAAATAATATTTTTTAATTAGGAAAATAAATATAAAATAATTATTTATTTTTCTTATCCTAAATTATATAATGAATAATTTAACACAACAATATTTATCATATACAAGTGATTGCAACTCATGCAAAGATTTACCATGTAATTCAATGGCTTCAGCTTCTGGCTTGGCTCAAAATGGAGAAAATGCACAATCGCCACCTCCAACTTTTAAATCAAATGTTTGCACTAACTCAGGTTTTAACTATGGTATGTCTTCAAGACTTGATTATGACCCTGATTTTATTAGAGATGATATTGAACAAAGTACTGCTCCACTCATGTCAGTTTTAGACCCTAACCGTGTTAAAAACTGTAATCAATGTTTAAGTTTAAATGGTCCTAGAGCCTCTCATAATGGTTGGGGTGATTCTATCCCCATAGCAAATCCTTCTGTTACACCTGCTCAAGATCTTATTGATATTGATTCAATTATGTCTAATAGAAATGTTAGACAAGATAGATCTAAAAAAGGACATGTTAACATGGTTGATGTATTTAAATTTAAAACATATGATTCTAAGATTTGCGACAGAGGTCTTGACCCCTTAAACTCTACTTTAACATACCCCAAACAATTATATAGAGAAATGTCAATCAATAGATTTTATGATTTAAATAATAATCCTCAAACTAATATTTATTATGATTGGGCTGTAAACTCACAACTTGAAGCAAAAGATAATTACGATTATCCTTATCCCTTTTTTATTGGACAAGATAATTCTTTACCAAAACCAGTAAGAGGTCCTAATCCACAATCAAATCCTCAATATCCAAATAACTGTGCTCCTAAAGTATATGAAGGTAGAGAATGGGGTCCAATGATGAAGAGAGATATGTCTCAACAACAAAGAGGTGTAGGATCTGAATCAAGTTCAGAATCAGAATCAGATTCTGAATCTTACTATTAAAAGAATATTTAGATTTTTTATTTAGAAATATAATATAATTAGTATATTACATAAATGGAAATTTTATTAGGAGGAGGTTTAGCAACCCTGGGATATTTTTTAAATAAAAGTGATAAAATAACACAAAATAAAAATGAATATGATGTAAATCTAGCACTTAAATCTGGTATTGGAAATTATAATTACAATCAGCCATATGATAATGAAAGACAAAATACATATAATCAACCAGTCTTAGAAAATACAGACCGTATAATATATAATAAGATATCAAATGATTGTATAGAATCACAAAAGCCAAATTCGAATATAGTTAATAATATTTGGAGAATTAAAAATGATAATATAAATGAAAAAAAAATAAAAGAAATTAATAATTTAATAATTAATGATATAAATATGATAAAAAAACCTAATAATAATAATATAGAAACAATGAGAAATTTACCTAACTATGATAATGATAGTAATTATAGTAATGATTCTAATTTTTCTGATAATTATTCATTACCTGATAACTATAATAAGATGCGTTCGAGAAAAAATATTAATGAAAATATATCAGAAATGTCTGATAAGTATTCAGATGAAGGTTCAAATATAAATATGAGGGTTATAAATCAACAGGACAAATTTTTATCCGATGTTATAACAAATTTATCGGTAAATGATAATGATTCTAATTATAATGTATATCCTAATGTACCAAATTATCCAAATAGAGAAAATCCTAGCGAATTAGACCAGCAATTTGGACAATTAGAATTTAATCATAAAGGATTACCTGATACTATACAAAATGGTAAGCAGATTTTAAATATTTTTAACGATAAAATGAAATTTGCTTCTCAAAGTAATTTTAATCCTGAATGTGATGGAAGATATGGTGCTACTAAAGATATGACCCATAATAATATGCAACCATTTTTTTCATCTAAAACATATGGTTATAATCCATTATTTGATAAAGAAAGAGAAAATATGTCTGTTAGAAAAGTGGAATTATTTTCTGGTTCAGACCAAAATCCACAATTTAAACATAAGCAAGAAGTTCCTTATCTTTTTGCACCATCTACAAATAGGGTAGAATCAGTAACAGGTGTTCCCAACTTTAATGACTTTTTTGATTCTAGATATATTCCTTCTGATAAAAGACAAAATGAAAGACCATTCCAACCTATGAGAGTTACACCAGGTCTTAACCTGGGATACAATGAAACAGGTAATACTGGATATCAAGATTTATATAGAGTTTTACCTAAAAATGTTGATCAACTTCGTACTGTGGATAATGCTAAAGTATCTTATACACCACCTGTAATTAATGGTCTTAAATGGGGACAAAGAGGTATTATTGGTGATTTTGTACAAAAGGGTCCTGATAGATTTTACTATAATACTCCTGATTCGTTAATGCCTCAAGTTGGTGATCATGTTGCTCCTGCAATTTATGGTAAATTTATTGTAGATCCAACTAATCGTTCTCTTGCTCCTGATAATATTCACCTTAATCCTGCAGGAGAAAAGGTTGATAAATCTACACCAGAATACCTACAAGGTGCATTTAAAACACCATTTAAGAAAACTCTTGACCCTTATGCAGTTACAAATGTTCAGCGTGATACAAGAGGTCAAATTATTAATCAAGGAACATGGGATCCTAAAGATACCCAAAGACAATCTACAAACTATGGTGATAAATTTGCTGGTAATATGGTAGGAAATAAAGGTCAAACATATTTAGAAAACTTTGAGAATGCTATACCAAATACAACAGGAAGAGAAACATTAGAACAACCAGATGTTATAAACTATCACGGAAATCATGTTCAGGTTCCACTAGTTAACTTTTTAAATTATATTCCCGAAGTAACTAAAAAACAAATATTACTTGAAGATAATGGTAAAAATAATATAACAAATGTATCAAATCACATTAAGGGTTATTTATATAATTCAATAAATTCTATTCGTGACCCAACACTTAGAGACTTGATTGCTGATAAGATTATTTTAACAAATACTAAAGGCGACCATGAACAAAATTATTTATTTAATGCACAAAATGCAATTCAAGACCCTAATATGAGAAATTTATCAGAAAATAATTTAATTTTAACAACAATTTCAAATTCTGAAAGAGGATATTTATTTAATAATCTTAATGCTATTCCAGACCCTACATTTAGAGAAATTGTTAATACTCTCTTTCAACGGGGTGGTCTTGGTTATAAGGGAAATCATGAAGAGACATACATGTATAACTATATGAATGCAATTCCTCAAACAACATTAAGAGAATTAACAGAAAATTTGATAGAAATGTCAAATGTCACAGGTCCTTCAGGACAAGTAAGACAATATCTATTTAACTATATAAATGGTATTCCAGATGAAACTCTTAAACAATTAACAGAAGATAAAGTAGTTTTAACTTCTCTTAAACCAATACAAATGAAAGAATATTTAATAAACTATGTTAATGCTGTTCCAGACCAAACATTAAGAGAAATGACTGAAAATCAGAAATATGTTATAGGACAAAAAGGTAATCATGGTGGAGAATATGCATTTAACTATGAAAATAGTATACCAAATACAACTTTAAGAGAAATGTCAGAAAATCAAAAGAACATTATAGGTGCAAGAGGTAACAAGACTCAAATGGTTGGATTTAATTACGATGATGTTCCTGATTTAACGATGAGAGCAATGTCTGAAAATACAAAAAATATTACTGGTATGAAAGATGCATATTCCCATAAAGATTATATGTTTAACTATCAAAATGGTACTCCAGATGATACAAATAGAAATCAACTAGGTGCTACTAAAAATATTGTTGGTACAAGAGGTGATGGTGACCAAAGCAGAGCAAGATTAGATTATAATAATGCACTATTAAACAATGTTAAAGAAGGAATTGCAAAAGGAAGAGACCCAGTTCCAGTAAAAGATAATAAAGGTCCAACAGTACAATTTACACAATATGTATTTTGTAATGATAATCCAGCACAAAAGCCAATGTATGGAGGATTAAGACATATAAATAATTTACCAAATGAATTGTATCAATTTTCATAATTTTATAAAAATTACATATTTTTGATGAGCTGAACAATAAGTTGTGGTGTAATTGGTTTAGATAATAACAATTTATAATTAGAAAGGATAAATTTATTAATAAAATTGTAGGTTTCAAGAACTTGCGAACAAGAATTAGAGCCAGCAATAGTAATAGAACCACTTTCAAAAACAAAAATACTAATAGTTTTGTTAATACTTTTGATATGATATTTAATATTTACACAAGCATGTCTAATTGGGTCAAACATAACATCAAAACCATGTTCAATTAAAAGTCTATATAATTTTTCTCTATTAATTTGAAACATTATGTTAAAATTTGTATTAATCATTCTTATTTTAAAATTTGTAATCCTAGAAATTTTTAATTTTTCAATATCATCAACAAAAGTTTTTTTTTCAAATTTCATATCTTTTGTAATGATAGCTTTTGTCGCTTTAAGTTTTTCAAATAAAATTGTAAGACTTTTAGTAATATTATCTAAATGTTTACAACCAGTCATTTGAATAGAACCATTAATAAATAATTTAACATTAACTGTTTTAAATCTTTCTTTTAAAGTAAGTTTTTCAGGGTCAATACCCATTAAAGTAGCAGACCTAAAAATAAGAGAAACTTGATTAAAAAAGTTTTTTTTCTCTTTACGCTTTTTCTTTTTACCAACTTTAATTTTTTTTATATTAATAAGATTATTAACGATACGATTACCATATCTTTTACCAATAATAATATCATCAAAATCATTAAAATATAGACCAATATTTTCTACATTAAAAATAGCATCAATTTCACAAGTGATGGTTGCAGTTGATATTTCTAAATCATAAGGTAAATTTAATAATTCTAATTTAGAAAGATATAAACCAGTTTGTAAATCAGTCATACTATTTAATTATATTAATATATAATTAAATCAATATTTAAAAAATCAATTTTTATCAAAATTATTTAACTTATTATAATATATAATGGAATCAAAAAATAAAGTTTATAAAAAAGATGAATTAAATTCTTCAAATTTTTTAAAATCTGAAAGTTTTACTGAAAATAATAAAAAAGATAATGATAAACTAAATGAAATTGTTGTTTCTTATTTAGAAATAAGAAATAAATTTAATGAACTTTGGAAAAAAATATTATAAAATAAGGCGTAAATTTTTAACGGTTTAAATTTAATGAAATTAATATAAATATAAATGAAAAAAAAACAATATTTTTTAACGATAGATGTAGGAATTAAAAATTTAGCTATTTGTATTTGTAGTTATGATGATAATATTAATGATAATAATTTATTAGAAAAAATTAATATAATAGAATGGGATATTTTAGATGTTTCATATAAGCCTTTATATTGTCTTCATATAAAAAACAAAAGAGCAATATGTAATTGTATTAGTAAATATTATACTTTAAAACCAGAAACATCTGACCATACAGAGCCTTTAAATTTAATAGGTTATTGTAAGTCTCATACAAAAATTGCAAGAGAATTTAATAAGAAAAAAGAAAATAAAAAGAATCAAATAAAATTATATCCAATATCATCTAATCCTATATATAAAAATAATTTTAATACGCAAATGGAAAAACTTTTAGTAGAATTAAATAAGTTTTTTAATAAAAAAATAATGTCTCCATATGCTGTTATTGATAATAAATTATTATTTATTAATAATCTTCAAATTTATATAGAAAATCAACCAGTTTTTAAAAATCCTATTATGAAAAGTATATCAGTAGGATTATATACATTCTTTTTAATGAAAAAAGTTGAGTATCCAAAAATAATAAAATCAGTAAATTTTATAAATGCAACAGTAAAAACAAAAAAAGATTTTATTGAAAAACTAGAAAAAATTATTAATATTACATCAAATATTAATAAATTTGATACTTATGAAAATAGAAAAAACTTTAGTGAAGAAATTGTTAATAAAATTATTCAAAAACTATCATTTAAACCAGAATTTATTAATAATATAATAAGTATTAGTAATTATATTATTAGAAAAAAGAAAGATGATATGGCTGACACATTATTATATGTAATTTATATCATATTATATCTTTTATAAAAATATTTATTCAATAAAATAATTATCAATATGTTTTGAAGCAATATTATTTACTGGTTTATTTCTTTTAACAACAACAGAATCATTTTTTGAAACAGAATTAATAAATGAACTCATGTTTTTATTAGTTTTACTGTTTGTAATTTCTTCAAAACCATAATTAAGTGGCATAAATGGAGGCATTTTTTCATGATATTCACGACCCAAGATCTTTGAATTTTTACGATATTCCTCTATCGTCATTGGACCACCATATTTTTCTAATAAATCTATTGGACCCGCAACATTTATTTCAATATCGTTTATATTTTTTATTTTATCCTTATTAATTAAATAATACATCATTTTAATTAATGAATATCTTTCCCATACTTTATTATCTCCCAAACTTAAATTATATGCTGCTTTACAATTAAACGAACAAAAACATCTGCTTACATAAAATACTCCATCTGAATATTTTTCTGGTAAATATGTTGGTAACCAATCAAAATTATATGTACACCAGCGACAACATAGATTTGTTTTTTTTGGTATAAATAAGCCATTTTGTATATCAAATAACTTTAAATCAATAGGATACATTTTAACCTCTGTAAAATACATCGGAGTTATATCAGTTAAATATTTTTTTAATTCATCATTTTCTTCTTTAAGTTTTTTAATAATTAATCCAAGTTGTTTAATATAACCATCATTAGATGATAAATCCTTATCAATACTTTCTTCACTTTGTTCATCATCATTAGTATCTTTATTTACAATTTCATTTAAGGAATAATCTGAAGAAATAATACTATTTAATACATCTTTAGAAAGTGGTAAATGTAAAATTATTTCTTCTTCTTCCATTTCTGCTTCATTATTTAATGGTATTTTAATTTTTGGTGTTGATATTATCATTTGTTGTGTTTTTTTAGGTCTTCCTCTTTTCTTTTTTTCAACAAGATTAATTTTATTTAAATCAATCGCATTTAAAATATCTTGTGAATTTATTTTTTCATCATTATCAGTTGACATTATTATCTATTAGTATATATTTATATCTTTATGTATATTATATATAAAAATCAAATTTTATTACTTAGCTATTTATAGTAATCTTTATTACTTAGCTATTTATAGTAATCTTTATTACTTAGTATTTATAGTAATCTTTATTACTTAGTATTAATAATAATTTTTTACTTTTTATGTATTAATAGTAATTTTTTACTTTTTATGTATTAATAGTAATTTTTTACTTTTTATGTATTAATAATAATTTTTTACTTTTTATGTATTAATAGTAATTTTTTACTTTTTATGTATTAATAGTAATTTTTTACTTTTTATGTATTAATAGTAATACCTCCTCTTTTATATCTTCTTTTAGAAAAACTTGACATATTATTTTTTGAATTTAAACTTTTAGTACTTTTAGATACTTTTGTATTTTCTTCAGAAGTATCTGAATTTTTAGATGAGGAGTTTGAAGAACTTGAACTATCTGATTTAGATGAATCTCTTGATTTTTTATCAGAACTTGATGTATCAACATTAATGTTTGATTCTTTACCTCTAAATTTTACATTTTGTGCTGGACTTTTATATAATTGTTGTGCTGGTGGTATTTCTTTAACATTCATTCCAATATTTGACATGTTTCTTTTCATTGCTTCCAATTGTTCTCCAATATCATTTCTTCTTTGCATATTAATACCAGTTAAAGGGGAATCAATATTTTTTTGATTCTTAATATCTTGCGATATTTGGTTTGCTTGATTAAATTGATTGAAATTATTGTTTTGATTATTTCTTTCCATCATTATTCTCGTTTTTTCAAATTCTTCTATTTGTTTTTTTCTAATAGCTTCTCTTTGTGCTAATTCTGTTTGTTTTTGTTGTAAAAACATCATATCTTTCATTTGTTGATTTGCTAAATTATGTTCTTTTTCTGATTTGGTATTAAGAAGTTCATTTTGTTTTCTTTGTTGTTCCATCATTGATTCGTGAACAGCTTGATTTCTCATATTCTCTATTACTCTTGGGTCCGCATTTGATGATTGTACATTACCATTATTAGGTAAACTAAAATTGCCAGAACCAACACCTAATCTTCCTTGTGCAGCAACATTATTCAAGTGGAATTTAAGTGCAGAACCACCAATCATTAAAATTAGTTTTAATTCTGGACTCATTGATTTGCCAGGTTTATTATATTTTTCATAAATTTCTCCAAAAACATCATAATAATTAGAAATGTCTGCATTAATTTGTTCTGACCATTTTGAAAGTTTTAATGAAAATGGGTCATATTTTTCATTAAGGATTTCTATACCATAAATACAATTTAACATAATACTCGAGGTCCAATTAATAAAATTTTGTTTAGCTCTAATATTAGTATGTAATTGATGTTCATATTTCATTGTAAAATAATCTGAATTCATATTATAGTTTTGGGATAACTTAACACCATATTGTGCTAATTCTCCTAACTTTCTTAACATTTCTAGTTTTTTTAACATTTGCTGTTCTGGTGATAATTCATTATAATTATCATAATCTTCTGGTACTGATTCTTTTGATTCATTTTTAGTTTCAGGATTATTTTGATAAGTATCAGTATTTTTAAAACGCTTTTCAAAAATATTTGAATTTGAATTATTATGAGTTGTGTATTCGGATTTTTTATCTGATTGATAATCAGATTTTTTTTCAGAGTGTTTATCACTAATATAATTTCCTAAATCTTCAGAAGTATATGATTTTTCATCAGAATTATTACTACTAGAATCCTCCTTTTTTTGAAATCGTTGTATTTGAGAAGGTGATACAACTTTCTGCGAATCTTTTAAATAATCAACCATATAATCTGTTGTTGTTAATCGTGGTTGTTTTTTAGTATTATTGTTTTTATATGAATCATTTGATGAATTTTCAGACATTCTTATATATTTAAAATAAGAAACTAAATTTTAAATATAAACCCAATTATAATAAATATATTTTTTTTTGTAATTATATTTATCTTATAAGATATTATATATATATCCAACTAGGATGTCGTTCTGTAGTATTAATGATGCTTTTAATATAAATGCTAATTTTGAAAAAACTATAAGAGGTTTATCAACTAATTCATTTATGCCAGCAGTTGAAGAACTCGATAGTCTCAAAACTAGTAAATTTGATACATTAACTTGTATAAACGCTCCTTATGACGCTCCTTATGCTGACCAAAATAAAAAATTTAATATTAATCAAATGACTGGTATGGATTGTGTTGGCGATTGTAGTTTGAGTAATCTTAATGGTACTACTCTTGAATATAGCAAGTTCCCTAAACTTACTCATAGAGACTGTATTTCTATCTATACAAATCCTGATAGAAAACCTGATGATCAAATTTCTCAAGCATTAAAACATATTTCTAGATGTCAAATGTGCAAAGATGAAATTAAGAAAAATATTTCTAGTTCTAATGTTGAAAGTTTTTCTAGTGCTTGTGATTGTGGTGATGATGATTATTCTAAAAATAAACCAGTTAAAAAAGAATCTACTCCTAATTTAGGTTCTAGTTCTGGTTCTGGTTCTGGTTCTAGTTCTGGTTCTGGTTCTAATTTTGCAACTAATTCTACTGCTAGTTCTAAGAGTGAAATAGAAAGTGAATTAAAGAAAATATCAGAAAAAATCAATGAGGAAAGTAATATCAAATATCAAAATGCAATGATTCAAAACAATTTATCAAAATATTTAGAAGATATGCAAGAGAAAAAACAAGTTAATGAAAAAATAGATAAAATTTTAGATTTACTAAATGTTAATGCAACACAACTTAATCAAATATGTAGTTTAACACAAGTAAATAAAAATAATATTTATTCAGAAATTCGTCCAGAAAATAATATTTATTCGGAAAATCGTCCAGATAATTATTATAAAAACTTATCTAATAATATCTTAAATTCCCTAACAAATTTAACAAGTTCATCTAATTCATCAAATTTAACAGGTTCATCTAATTCATCAAACTTTAATACTGAGTTTAGTTGGGTTAATATAGGTATAGTTATGGTAATTGCACTTTTAATTATAGATATTGTATTAAGAATGACTGGTAAATAATTTATTTAAAATAATTTTTATTCAACAGATATCCAAGATATAAAAATTTCTTTAGTACCTGTAATAAGCGTTAATAATCCTTTGCTTCTTAATTTCTCTTGAATGTATAAAAGACATTTAATAGAATTATAATTATTGTATCCAAAATAAGATAATCCAACAGAATAAATTGTATCTGTCAAATTTAAATCTATTGCATTATTAATTTTCATTAAACACTCTTTATATTTTGTTTCATAAAGTTCATTAGTTTTATCTAATTCATCTTTTTTATTTTTTTTTATTTTATTAATAATATAATTATCATCTACCATGGCACTAAATGTATTTGATTTAACAAGATTATGTACACTAATATCTGATACATTACTTTCTAAATTATTATTTGGATTATCTTGAGAATTTGCAAATATATTTTTTATATTTATATTATTCATTTAATGATATATTATTATTATAGATTTAATTAATGGAGATTATTCCTTTATATCAAGGAAAAAGAAAAAATATTCTAGTTATAAGTGGTGGAGGTATTAAGGGTTTATCAGCGTTAGGAGCATTAAAATTATTAATAGAAGAAGAAATAATTGTTTATCCTGATATTTTCTGTGGTACATCTGTTGGTTCCATTATTTGTTTTTTATTAAATATAGGTTATGGTCCTAGTAATATTTTTAATGTTATACATGAAATCAATTTTAGTGATTTAATTAATTATATTGACCCTGAAAATATATTTAATGATCCATGTTTTGGTATTAGTGTTCCAGATTCTATTATAACAATTATTATTAGTTTTATGAAAAATAAAAATATACCATCTAATATTACTTTTAAAGAACTTTTTAAAAAAACTAATTCAAAATTATTAATTACTGGAACATGTATTAGTAATCAATCAATTAACTATTTTTCTGTAGATAATACACCTGATATGAAGGTTTTACTTGCTATAAAAATATCGATTAGTATACCATTCGTTTTTAAACCTGTAATATATAATGAAAAAGTTTGGGTTGATGGTGCTTGTATGAATAATTTTCCTATTGATTTATTTAAAGATAAATTAAATGATGTTATTGGTATTTATCTTGATAATACTTTAACAAATGATTCTGAAATAAATGATATTCAAGATTATTTTACTAGGATTTTAAAATGTGTTAATAAAGGTTTGGATTTACTTAAACTTGATTTTTATAAAAAACATATTATTTTGATTAAAACTAATTTAAATCAAATTAATTGGGAAATTACTAATCAACAAAAAAAAGAAATGTTTGATATAGGTTATAAAACTGCTTCAGATTATGTTAAAAATTTATAAAAATTATTTAAATTCTCTTTTTCTTACATTGCTTCTTTTTGGTTGCGTTATTCTGTCTTCAAAATTAGATTCTTTATGTCTTTCAAGTTTATGATTTTCTTCTAATTTTCTACGGTCATCTTCGTCTAAATCTTCTTCTAAACCTTCAAAATTTTCATTAACTGTATTTTTAGGTTTAATATATTTTATTTCACTTGCTTCTTCCATAATTCTATTTATCTCATCAAATGTTTGTGTTGTCTTTAAAAAAGTTTTTATTTCTTTTTTTCTATTTTTGTCTTGTAAACCATATTCAACCTCTTCTAATAGTTTTTCTTCTTCTAATCTTCTTTTTTCTAAATATAAATCAAGTTCTGAGGATGATAATTTTTTATCATCTTTTTTATTGCCTTGCCATTTTTTGAAATCATCAACATCTATATTCTTAATATTTTCAGTAATAAGAAGGTTATCCATATTTCCAATATCAGTATATAAATTACTTGAAATATATTCATTATCATTAAATGATGCATAACCAAAACCATATCCAGGTAAGGTATCTAAAGTACCTATTTCCTGTTTCATTATTCTTTTGTCTTCATTAATATTATTTTTATTTTTCATATATTCAAATAATTCACTTACATGAACATCATTATTAATCATTAAATTAGATATAGTATCATCATTTTCTATAGTCATATTGTCTCTTTCTAAGCTGATATCGTTAAATCTGTTTTTAAGTTCATTTTGTTCTAATCTAGTATCAACATATTTTTCTTTCTCTTCATCAAATATTTCTGAATATAATTTGTCTAACTCTTCTTTTGATAACTGTTTATGATTTGAATTCATATAACTTTTATGTTCCTCTTTTAATCTTATTAAATCATCACCTTTATAATCATCCATACTCTTTTTAAGATAATATAAATCATACTCTTTTCTTTGTTCTTTATTTTTTAATACTTCATATGCTCTTGTTATATTTTGAAATAATTCACTCGAACCACCTTGATCTGGATGATTTTTCTTTGCTAATTTAATATATGCTGTTTTAATGTCTTCTTGTTTACAATTCATATCCAATCCTAATTGTCCATATAAATCAATAAAAATTTCTGAATCATATAAAAAATCTAAACTGTTTGACATAATTATTTAGTGTTATATTAGTTATTTTTTATATTAATTTTATTATTTAATAATAATAAAACTAAACTTAAAGGTCTTTTAATGTATCTTTAATATTATCAATATTAATATCACCTTGTAATCTTACATGTTTATCATTTTTAACAACAACACATGTTGGAATAAATTGAACATCATATTTGTTGAATAAATCTCTGGTTTCGGGTGAGGAATTTATTAAATCATATTTATATCCATTTTCTTCAACATCATGTTTTACTTGTTCATTTTTTTTTGCCTTATAACTTACACAATGAGGACATGTATCTGAGACAAAAACTAATATCTTCACATCATCTTGATTATTTCCAAATTTTTCTATTTTTTTCCAGAATGTAAAACCAAGAATTATTATTAATATAATAAGAATGATTAATAATTGAGTTTGCATTTATATTAATAATTTTATAAAAAAAATATAATTAAATTATATTTTTATATAGATTTTTATTTCTTTAATAAAAGATTAAATATATAAATAAAAAATATTTTCTATAAATTATTATATACATTATAATGTCAGATACAGATATTAGAAGTTTTCGACTCGATATATTTAATGGTATTAGACCTTACTATTCTATAATTACTAAATTTTGTGGTGCTGAAAATAATTTGCTCGATGTTAGTAAGTGTGCAGAAGAAAATAATGCTTTTAGTTTATTATTATCTATTTTAACCACTGATAGTTGTCTTAAAGAAGGTAATATTGAGACTACACCAAGTGCTGATTTTATTGCTGCAGTTCAGTCATTTGCCAGAAAAATTGCTGATATTGACCCACAATTCTCATCTGTTACAATTCTTAAAGTTCTTAATGATATTTTAAATAAAATATTAGAAGAAGTTGGTCAAATTGATGTAATTAATGTTCATAAAGAAATTACTTCTAGATTAAAAGATGCAGTTAAAAATAGTACTATTGTTGCTGAAATTGATGATTCTCTTGCTGGTAAAAGAGATTTTATAAATTTTACTTTCCAACCAGAAAGTGTTGCTCCTTTTAAAACTCAACTTAAAAATTTAACTTTATCTATTTATTCTACTCCTAAATATAAAACTACAGCCAATACACCTAAAATTGTAGAATTATTATTAAAATTACAAGAAATTAGAAGCAGAACTACCGCTGTTCCTAATGGTCAAATTACTGAACCTAAAGATTTAGACAGAAATCTTTTTGACTATTTCTTTGTTATTCTTAATGAAAATGGTAATGCAGTAGGAGATTTTTCAGGTGAAACTGCTGATTCTCTTCAACAAAAGAATTGGAGAATCAATGTTAAAAATATTGATGGCGTTAACTGTGTTGAATTATCATTACCTGAATCTTCTAGAGTTTATTTAAGAAATGCTCGTGATATCGCTACTTATAAATATTTTGAAAGAGAATTAAGATATAATTCTAGTTGTGAAAATCTTCAAAGTGGTGGTGAAGGTGAAGATGAAGGTGAAGATGAAGGTGAAGATGAAGATGCTACAAGAGCAAGAGCAGCTGCAGAAGAAAAACAAAGACAAAATATTATTGATTTTTTGCAAAACCCTTATTTATGGGATAAATTAAAGACATTAAGAACAAAGACTAAAGATTCAAGAATTAAATTTGATGATTTTGATGATTTACCATCCGGGGTTAAGGAGGTAATAAATAAAGCATTTAATGACTTAGGTGACAAATATGGTAGTTATTCTGGTTGGGTTAATAGTGCATTTGCTGATTGGATTTGGTATGCTCAAGCACTTAAAAATGGAGTTAAATTATACAAAAAAGATGGTGATAAATGGATTGAAATTAATAGTGATTATATTACTAAACATGTAAATAGTGTCATTGATAATGAAAATGATGATAAAATATTAAATTATGAACAGGATTTAATTAATATTATATATGATAATACTAGTCAGGCGGTAGTCAATTTTTTAGAATATGTAAAAAAAAATAAAGATTATAATAATTTTTTAAAAGCCGTTGTATCTGTTAACCCAAGTTATCTCTTAGCAATACTTAAAAAATTTGATTTCCGTGTTGGACGAAAACTTGATGATAAGGGAAATAAAATTCTTTCTTTTGAATCTTTTGATAGATGGTCAAAACGAAATACTAATCCAGATGGAACTATTAGAAACATAAATGAAATGACAGGTGGAGCAACACGAGACGAAAATATTGCTGATTTAGGTTTGTTTTTCATACCAATATTAGAAGTATTTAAACAAAATAAGTATTTATTGAACCCAGTTGAAAAAGGAGATGTATCTTGTCTAACTGATAAACCTGTTCTTGAAAGAAAGACAATTGAAGATATTACAATTCCCATTTGTAAAATAGATGAAGATAATATTATAGATTGGAGTAAATTTGATAAATCTGGACAAAAAGTTCCACCATCATTTAAACAGGCCTTTAAAGTAAATTGGAATATGATACCAAGAGAAATGTCTGTAATTGATTATCTTAGATACATTGCTTTAGAAGGAGGTATAGATTTTCAAGGTCTTAGTTTAACAGAACAATTTAGAAATATACTGACAGGACGACAAACTGGTGGTGCTGATGCTGATGATTTTTATGACCCAACAAAATATCCTAATGCTACAAGATCAGCTTATAAAATTTATTCTGATTTACTTGAAAGATTAAAAAGAAAAAATAAAACATTGAAAAACGATAAAATTTTACCTTTAATTAAATCTCTTGGTAAAGCAGAAAAAGATGTATATGACCAATTAATGTTAATTAAGAATTATATTGAATTGGTTGAAGGATTAGGAGATGATAATGTAGTAGATGTTGGGAAAGGTGATAAAACATTAGAAAAAGAAATTGAAAGATATCAAAAATTAATAGAAAGATATAGTAGAAGATTAGGAAGAACCTATAAATACAAAGATGTCTTTGATGCATTAAGAAGAGAAATTGAAAATAAGCCTGAAGATGGTGAAGATGATGGTTATTTCAAATTAGAGTAAAATATTTTTTATAAATTTTTTAAGTTAACAAAATAATTTAAAAAGTTGAATTAAAAAGTGGTGCAGCAACACCATTAGCAATTTTAAGATAATTATAAGTTACAGCAAAACATTTGAAAATATAATTATTATAATCGATATCAATTGGATTTAAACTGACATTAATTTCAAATGAACTAAAATTAGACATATTGCACGAACCAGATGGTTGAAATGCATTTGGATATAAAGAGAAAGAAACCATTCCAAATCCCTCATTATTTTTAGCCATGGGAAAGTATAAAAATGGATTAAGAACTGAATAAAAATTAAAATCAAATGGTTGTATAGCAGGATTAGAATTAAAACTATAATAAGCACTATTGATAACAGGAGAATTTTTAAAAGTATAAATAGGATTACCAAGTATTTTTCCAGTGGTTACAGTAGTATCAAAAAAGTAAGTATTATAATTAAAAAGATAGTTAACATTATAATTTAAAAAGTATTTAACCTGACCCATAAAAACAAAATATTTACAAGGATTAATAATTTCAAGATTAACTTTATTGTTAATGTTAGTAAGGAATCTAGGGTCAGAATAATAAATTTGTTCTAAAATATATTGATGTTTATTTTGATAAAATTTGGTTCTTTCTTCTCTATCAATGTAGATATAATTAGATAACAAATACATATTTTTAAAAACAAGATTAGAAGGCATAATAAAATTATATTTTTTCTCAATATTAATTGTTGTAGGATCAGTAGCATCAGAAAATACAGGAATATAAATTGATTTACTATAAAGTCCAAATATAATATAATTGTAGTAGTTATTATTAGCAGTATTAGTAACAAGACTTAAAATATCAGAATCAAAATTACTACTAGTAATAAAAGAGTTATCAGATATTTTGCGATAATATAAAAAATAAGTTTGAACATCAAGTGTAGTAGCATCAAAAGTACCAACATCAAGACTATCAAATTCAGCCCATGCAATACCTTGATTAGAATATTGTATTAATGGTTCACCAAGAATACCATTACCAAAATATTTTTGAATAGGAATAAAATGACTAGGACTAAATATACCACAACTTTCAAAGTCTCTAATCTGTACATTTAATCTTATAATACTATATTCTAAGCATAATAGGGGAAGAGCACTACCAGAATTATTACAAAACCAAAAAAACAAAGGGACATATAATGTACTAGAATTAAAATTTTTATCCAAATATTTATAAGTAGTTAAATCAATAGTATTACCGATATATTCATCTAGAGAACTATTAAAATTATTCCAATTAATTTCGTCTAAGACAGCTAACCATTCACCCCAGAGTCTGTGAATAGATTGTCCTCCAATTTCTATTTCAATATATTCGATAATAGCATAAGCGAGTTTTTGTGTCCATTTAAATTTAATTTTTCTATCAACATTATTGTACAAATCATATACAACAGGAATTTCAGGAAGTTCAAGAACAAGCCACATTTTATGTATTAAATCACCAATTTTAGCAATTTCAACAGAATATCTTTTACCAAATTTAGTTTGATAAATAAAATCAGTTTTAGTAGTTTCCATAGAGAAATTGGTATATCTTCTGTATACAATTTTAAAAAATGTTATTTGTGGCTCATTACTTAAAACAACATTTTCTTCTCCATATGCGACTAATATAATTTCTCCAGCAGGCATGCTTGATTATATAATTTTAATTTGATAATATTTAAATAAATATTATTAAAATTACTTTTATAGTATTAAGAAAAGATTAAATAAAAGATTAAGTAACAAATAATAATCCAGCCAAACCTGATTGGTATCTTACAAGATTATATTCCATTGAATTCATACTTAGAGAGACTTTTATGTTATTTATATTAAATAATGTACTAATAACATTATAATACTCCAATAGTTTTTTTCTATCAAAATGTACTCTAATAGTAAAAGTAGATAATGTGCTCATATTAATCGCACCCGTTGGTTGAAACTGTTCAGGTTCCATAGCAAAACTGTAAGCATAAATATTTTTTCTTAAATCTGCTCTAGTATTATATCTATAAAAATTAAGCACCTTAGTAACATTTTTAAAGTCAAAAGATTTTTGATTAATTACAGCACCATCTCTTCTAGCACCATCGATTACAATAACATTATTAAGTATAATATCATTAATAGAAATATTATAATCATCCAGAGTTTTATAGAAATTTTGGTATTCAATAGAATTAATATTTTTTTTATCAGGATTATTATTTATAGAAATAGAATAATCTCCGGTATTAATATCAAATGTCCAAAAAATTTCTTTAAAAAGATTATTAAGTGTAAAATCATAATCAACAACTAATTCATTATCACTATCAGAACTACTAAGTAATAAATCAGTTAAATCTTTAACAATAACATATTTACCATATCTTTCAATAAGATTATCAATCGGCTTAGCACATAGCATTTTTCTTTCTTCTCTTTCTAAGAGTATAAAATTAGTATTAAGAAACGATTTTAAAGAAATTGCAGTCAAATTACTTGTTAAAATTGATTTTTTAAAAATATTCTGACTTTTAAGATTAAGAACAATTTGAATATTAGTATACATACAAGTAATTAAAGGTATAGCATTTGCAGTTTTTCTAAAAAAGAAGAAAAGTGGAATATAGAAATTCTTATTTTTAAAAACTTTTAAGAATGGTTTAAGTCCGGGAACAATATAATCTGTATTTGAATTAATTTCATTATTAAGTCCTAACATATTAGCCAAGTTTGGATATTGATTAAGATTTTGTAATACATCAACATAATATTTATACATTGAGGCATCATATTTATCAATTAATTCATCATCAAAAAATAGTTGGATATTATCAATTAATTCTATAATACCGTACTCATTTATAATTCCACCATTAATTTGCATAATATAATCAATATATTCTTGTTGTGTATTACTTGGTGATATGTATTCATCTAAACTTTTAATAATTTTTATAATTTCAGAATTATTATAATCAACAACTAAACCAATTAAATACTTCCATATATAAATTTTGTCATTTGTTATTTTATCATAGTTATTTAGTAAAAAGTTATAATAATTTTTTTCTGAATTTATTAATAAATTATTAGTATTTGTATTCATAAAAATTAAATTTGTTTTAATCAAATTATTTAATATATTATCATTAATAATTGTCCTATTTGTAATCATTGTTTCAAAAAATTGTTTACAAGCATTTATAAATTCATAATTATTATATATGGAAAATAATATTGTATTTAGTTTATCAAAAAATAATTGTGAACTTATTTTTTGTTCAATACTACTATTTAGATTAAGAAATAACAAGAGATTAGTATTAATTAAATTAGCAAAATTATAAATAATTTCTATAAATTGTGTTGTATTATATGTATTGTTAGCATTATTAGTTAACCAAGAAACATAACAATTATAGTAAAATAAAATAATTAAAACATTATTATTAATAACACCACTATCTATTTGTTGATAAATTATGGAAAAAATTGTAATGATATTATTATTATTTTTAAAATTGTTAATATTATAGACATTATTTAAACTATAACTATTTAAACTAATATTATCTTTGTATTGTCCACCAAAAATATTTTTATAAATAGATAAGGAGTTTTTAATATTATTTAATAAACTATCATAAATATTAATCATAACTTTATCATTTTGATTCAGATAATCTTTTACTTCGGAAGTATAATTATTATAAATATTAATGATAATATTATAGTACATAACTGCAGAAATACCATTTTCTTCAAACAAATCAATTTCATTAATAATTTTAATTAAAATATTTGGTATAAATGAGTCAAAGTTATTATCATTATTAACAAATTTTGGAATGTTATATTTATTAGATTCTACAATACTATTTTGCTGAATATCCTTAAAAAAGTTATTAATTTTATTATTAGGTAAAAGATTACTATTCAAATAATCAAAATATGTAGAAATTGATTGAGTTAAATTATAGGTTTTAGTTTTTTGTCCATAAATAACATAATTATGTGCATTAATTAATATTGAAAATATAATATCATCATAAACTTTATAATTAATAAATTGAAAACAAATGATTAAAATAAGAAGTTTAAATAATATATTTAGTTTTATATTTATTTTAAGAAATTCATCATAATTAAAATTAACTGTTACTAAAGAATATTGGTTGTTTTGTATTGATATTTCATTGTTAATAACATAATTTAAATAAGAAAAATAGTAATTATTAAATAACAATGCAGTATTAAGTGTTGAATTTACTGAATTATTTATTCCATTATAATTTATAATACCCCATGTTTGTTTTAATATAATTTGCAAAATTCTTATTGTAAAAGTAATAATATTATTATTAGCATTAATATTTTCTTGTGTATAACTATAAATAATTTCTTCAATTGTATTTACTTGAATATAATTTATATTGCCTGATTGGTTATATGAAAATAGATTAGCAATATCATCTTTAATGATTAAGGCAAAATCAATTAAGCTCTTGCTTTCAAAAATTTGAGAGTTAATATAATTATATATAAAACAAAAAAGTTCATTACTAGTTAAATTATAATTTATAATTTCATAATTATCATTTGTAAACTGGGTATATTTTATATTATAATTTTTAAAATATTTTTCCCATACAAATACTAAGTTTTGATTATATGATAATGAATTGTTATAGTATAATAATTCTTGTATTGATAAAGATAATTTATCATACAATTCTTTTTTATTAATGGTATTTTCAAATACATAAGTAATTTTAATCATAGTTTGGTCATTTGTAGTATTAACATATTTTAGATTAATAAAGTATTGAATATTATACTTATTACTAAAATAATTCAAAATAGTATTACTAATATGTTGCAATAATGGCGAATTAATATTAAGTTTCAAGTTTTTTTCTTTATTTATAAGAAAAATAAGTAATTTTAGTACAATTTCATATTTGTAAATAAAGTTATATGAGTTATTAATATAATTAAAATTAATATTTAAATTATTATTAAATATGCTCCAGTAATCTAAAATATCACTTTTATAATTAATAGTTGTAAGAGAAACTTGACTTGAAAATAATTCATAATAGTAATAATAAACTAAATAAGAAATCATTGTTTCATAAGAGGTAAAATTTGCTTTTTTCTGAAATTCTGCTTGGATTTTTAGATTTTCAATATTAGAAATATAATTATTTAACCTAAATTCGTAATTATATTGAAAATATAAATTAATTAATTTATTAAAAGTTGGTATATAAACAAAATTAATAATATTATTTTTTTTCACATTATAATAATCATTGGCCAAATAAGTATATATGATTTCAATAAATAATTTTTTATAAACATTAGAATTATATCTTTTAATGTTACTTATTGCTTCTGTTTTACTAACTATATTTGTATAATATAAATATAAACTCTCATAAATAACATAATAATTTGTGTTAAAATTATAAAAATTATAATCATAGTTATAATATTTTTTAAATATATTAATGTATAGTTTTCCAAAATTAATAAAATTCATACTATAATCATAATCACTTGGTGTAATTAAAGATAAATTATCAAAAATATTTGTTATCTCGGTTAAATATTTTATATTACCAATTCTTACTAACAATATTTCACTTCTACTATTTGCAATATTAGTTGGTAATATATTTAAAGATATATTAAATTCAGAAGAATATCCTTTTATAACCTCAAATAATTCATTAATACTAGTGGAACCTATTCTTAAATTTCCTAAAACAATATTAATTTGATTATTTAGATTACTAAATGTAATATTATAGACTTTTAATAAATCACATAATAAAATAAATATTACATTTATATCAAATATTTGTGTATTAGTATAGTTTATTTTCTTTTTTTGGTAAAAATAAGATGTTGTATAACTTTTATTTAATGAATTATTTTCCAAATCATATATAGAAGAATCTAATTTAATTTCATATAAATTAATAGCAAAGTAAGTTAAATCATATTTATTAATATTATTATTTGCAGTATCATTATTAAAAACCACATTAATTTTATTTAATAAGTTAGAAACTGTAGGTGAAAAAGTATTAAAGGTATAATTATTTGTTAAAATTTCATCGTTACCAATAAATAATTCATATGAGCAAATAAATTTTTCAATTAAAATATTATATATTAAAGTTGGAGATACGATTATTGATAATATATCAATAATAAAGTTAACTTCTTTATTAAATTTATAGTTATCAGTTAATTGATAAATAGGATTATCAATTAAATCCATATTATAAATTTTATAAATAGCATATTTAACTAATTCAATATTATCAGAAATACCAAAAACATCAGCTAATTTTATAATTATTATTTCGTTTCCCATATTATATTCTAAATAAATCTCCTTATTTAAATCTAACTCTCTAATTAATAATTTATAAATATTTGATAGTATTATATAACTTATAAAAAGATATATTATTACTTTTTTCTTAATTAAATCTGTATCGATATTAATATATGAATTAACTTCATCTTTTTTAAGAAATTCAGTAATACCATTATAAATATATTCTGGCGAAAAATTTTGATTTAAACAAATATAATCAAAAATCAAATCTCCCATTTCATCATAATTTGTTAAATCCAAAAAATATTCTAAAACAGATATTCCACTTTTAAGTTTAAAATCTAAAATATTTTGATTATTAGCTAAAATATAATTTTTAAAATTTATATAATTCTTATAATAAGAGTTTATATTTGATAAATCTTGCGATATTTCTAATAAAATTTCATTTACCCATTTATTTTGTATGTATGATAAGTTATCTATTAGATTATCAAAATTTAATAGTTGAAAAACATCTTGATTCTGATATAATGCAGTATTCTCTTTATAAACCTTAATTCCATTATTATAATAAAATACTTTTACTATATTATATAAAGAATTCTTTGATAAATATTCTTTATAATTATTTTGACCGTTATTTAAATTAATTATATAATTATTACAAATAACATAAATTAATCTATTCATTTCTTTTTCAAAAAATAGCGAATAGGTAATAAGATAATTAATATATTTAGAATAGAAAATAAGTAAATCAGTTTCATTATTAATATCATCAAGATTAAATTTTAATAATTTTAATAAATATTCATTTTCTTGATTTGAAAATACATTATTAATAGAATATTTTGTTAAACATGTTCTTTTAAAATATATGGTTCCAAAATAATTTGGATTTTGATTATTATAAAATAAGTAAATAATATTAAGAATATTATTAATTAATTTATTAATATAACTATTTTCATTTCCTTTTCCTAATATATTGTTGCTTGAAGTATAAAGAATATTATAAATATTTTTAATAGTTTCAATTGAAATGATATAATATGTATTTTTGGTGTTAACAAAATTTTTAACTAAAGGAACTGTTGATGATATATTGATGCCTTGTGATTGATTAATTAGTCCTGAATTATAAAGAGTAATATATAAATTATTAATTTTACTAGATAAATTTGTGACTTGATTACTAATATGTTTATAAAAGTAACCCAAAATACCTATTGTATTATTTGTACTATAATAATTTTTATTAATGAGTATATTACTTGTATTAATTAAAGTATTATATACTACTTTATTACCATATATTGATACATCATTAGAATTAACATTATTAATCATCATTATTTCTAAATTATTATTATCACTTGTATTAACTATTGAATCAAAATATTCCCCAATATTATTATTACCTGAATAATAAAATGTACTATAATCAAATGAAATTATAAATGTATCAGTATTAAATACATTTATTAATTCACTAATACAATTATAATAAATATTAACAGTATACTTTTTAATAATAAATGTATTAAAACTTTCCTCAAGGTTATTATTATTAAAAATATTAATTTCAATTTTTAAACAGGTATTTATAAAATAAAGAAAATAAAATAATATATATATAACCATATATTTGTTATTAGGTAAATATGGTATAGAATATTCGTTTGAAGTTATAAAACTAAAATTATAATTATTAGCATTATTAAATGAATCAAGATATTTTTGAAGAATACTAAAACATAAATCATAGTTATATTCATTAATCATAAAAACATACAAAAAATTAATATTTTGATTAATATAACTTGTAAGTTGATAAATATAATTAGTAAAATATTGTGAGTTTATCTTCTTATTATCGTAAAATAAATTATACATTCCTGATTTAAAATTGTTAAGAGCTGTTATAATATTATTGCTTAATAAATAATTATCATTTTTTTTAATATTGAAACTTTTAAAAGTATATGTATATGCATCATTAGTAGGAGTTAATGCATAGTTATAATAGATATTAATTTCTCTAATATTAAGTCTATTTGATTCATCAAAAACTGAACCAATTGTATATGCTGTTAAATAATTATTAAAATAATATTCATCATTAACAAGACCAGTATCATCTTTTAAATTATTAAGTCCAATTATATCAATTATTATACTATTAATAGTATCAAAATTATTATTATATTTGTCAAAATAGTTGTTAATTAAATTGATAATACCATTTTTATTATAAAAATATTGATTATTAAGTCTTATTATATTTCTATACAAAGTTAAAATTATATCATCAAAATTATAATTAATATTATTTACTATTGATATTATAGAATCAATATTAGTTTCTGTAATATTTATATTATTTGTTTTTCTTACAATAAAATAAAAAGCATAATAAAACATAACAAAATTTTGAGAATTTTGATTTAATAATCTTGTTTTAAATCTTGAATTATTAAAAATATCAATCGAATCATAACATAAAAAATTATTTGAAAGTAAATAATCATTATTAAAAAGAGGTTCTAAATTAAATTTATTAAGTACTGGACTTATATATGGTTCTATTATCATATTATTAAAGTATTTTAAATAATTTAGTATAAAAGCAAGAGTTAAATCTCTCAAATTTGCTAAATCCTGATTAATTTCATTTATTAATAATGATGTATCTGTTGATAAATAAGATAAAAACATAAAAAACAATGTTAATCTATATAATGGTGAAGATGGGAGAAATATAAATTTTAAATAATTTTTACTAAGAATCAGATTTGTAGTTATATTTTCACAATTATCATCTCTCTTGGTATATACATAATTTGAAAAGGAATTATTATATAAATTATTATCAGTATAAGTAAAAATATTTAAAAAAATTGTATCTAGTAAATTACTAGTTATTTCTGGATATATTAAATTTATTATACTATCAACTGTTGAAGTTTCGCTAAAACAATCATTTATTTTTTCATAATTTAGATCTGACATTATTCTAGAGACACCATCATAATAACCAAAAATATTATCATATAATACTTCAAAACTAAATGACCCTGATAAATAATTAAAATCAATTGATATTGTATCATTTGGATTAGTTTTAAAATTATTAAATAAATTATTTATTCCTGTTCTTACATTAGCTTCTAATTTTTTAAAATAATCAATATCTGATATATTAAATATCAATGAATCATTAATTAATGAACTTGAAGTTGAACATGGATTATTAACATTATTTGTATATACATATACACTACTAGATAATGGAAATATACTTGTTAGCAAAGAATTTTTGTATATGAAATCATTTACTTTTCCATTAGGTTGATAAATATAATTTGATTTTTTATTTATTAAATTATTAATTAAATTTATTGAACCCGTTATATAATCTGATTGAAATCTAACAATGAGTTGTTGCACTATTGATGCCTGAATATTGCTTTCTATTATATTACTTGCATCTTCAAATGTAACAAATTTAAATAAATTGTTATTATAAATGTAATTTAGTTGATAATTTTGATATATCAAAAATGATGTTTCCTTAGTTGAAAATAATTTTATATATATTAAAACCAATGATAATAAATATGCTAAATCATTACATGTATTATTATAATTGTAATTTATAGAGTATACAATATTTTTATAAAAATAGTTATCTATAATTATAGATGCATAATAAGAACCTATTCTATTAGTAAAGGGTAATGCTAAACTATTATTATTAAATTTATCATTTACTGATTTTGTATATAAAATATTATAAAAAGCACCATTACTTAATATTATTTCAAATGGATTCATTATTAATCCTAAAATTTTATTATTAAAAGATGATAAAGTTTTCACATATTCATTAATTCTTAAATTTATTGCAAAATTTTTTGTATTTACTATCTTTAAAAATTCTTCTATTGATACTTTTTCTCCACATGCTAGAGTCACTAAGGTCTTTATTAAAAAATCTAAGGATAAAGTAACATTACATAAATTTACCATATTTACTATTTGTGTTCCCTCATTTATTAACATATCGTTAAAATATTCGTTAGAAATATTACCAAAAAAACTATATTCCTTCATTGCTGTTAATTGTATTTGTCCTTCTTTATCTCCAGTAATAACATTAATTAATACAATATTTGAAGAATCATATTTGGTTAAAATATTTTTTATTTTATTAAAAACATTATCCATTAGAGTAATATTTATTGACTTTATTTTATTATTTATAAATTCTATTCTAAATAAATCTTGTGTTCCAAAAACAATTTCTAAAAGTTTATCATATAAATTTGTATTAAAAGATATACTAAAATATATTGTGTTTTCATTTATTCTTAATTTTCTCAGTAATGTTATATTCTCTTTGTAAATTAAATTTAATATGTCAATATATTTTTGATAACCATCTGTAAATTTTATATGAAATGAAAAATTTATTACAGATATATCAATAATTATACTAAAAATTTCATTAATATTAATATTTTTTATTAGATAATTCATTATCATATCATTATTTATTATGTTTGAATTTTTGTTGACATCAAATGCATAAAAATTATAATTTTCATTAATATTATAAAATATACCATCACTATCTTCTTCTAATGATATACCGTTTTCTTTATTAATTAATGAAAATAATTCATTATTATTTGGTATATTAGTACATAAGAATTCTAAAATTAATTCATTATTATAATAATAATTTCCCTTAAATATTTCTATTATTTTTATTGAAGAATAATTAAATGTATTTACTTTTATATAATATGCATCATAAAGGTTTAATATATTAGTATTAAGAGTTGTATATAAATTTTCATATTTATTAAATAATTCAAAATCATGATTTTCAAATTCTAATCTAATATATGTTTTTTCCATCATATCACCATTTTTTGTAATAATCCAATCAAATTTATTTGTAATCTTATCATTAATATTTACAGTATATTTACCATCTATTTCAAAATTATTTATAAAAAAATTTGAATGTCTCCTAAAATATGTTTTAAAAAAACTTATATTTGGTGATCTGTTAAATATATGTTCTTCATTTCCAATTGCAATGAGTTGTATAAAACCTACTCCCATTATTATAATTATAATACAATATTTATTATAATTATTTTGTTTTTAAACAAAAAATTAATAGGTATAAGCTGTAGCACCAATTCCACCTATTAGTCTAAGAACATTAAAATTTCTAACCTGAAAAACTATTCTATATTTAATTTTATCTTCAGTAAAGTTTGTATTCATTAAATTTTGGTTATACGCATCTAGTGTATTATTTATATCATTTAATTTAACTCTTAATGTAAAAGATGTAATTCTACTTAGATTTACTGAACCTGATGGCTGAAATTCTGTTGGTTTTAAACAAAATGAATATACATTTGTGCCTATTTGTGGACTTTGATTATAATAATTATATGGATGTACATAATTAAAATAATTACTATTTTCACCTATTAGTTGTACACTGTTTAAATACATATATGATTCTGATATTATTTGATTTCTAAATACATATGGATTTATAATGTTTGAATAATAATAATCTATTACAAACTGAAATTTATTTAAATAGTCTTTTGTATTTTTTATAATATTTAGACCATTTAGATAATCAATTATATTAAATAACTTATAAGGAGAACTTATTATTGATATATAATCATAAAATCTCTGTTGTATGTTTGTTAACATTAATTTTTTAGTAGAAAATGTATTGTTAAAACCATCTACAATATTATTAAATATTGAACGAGTTGTATTTATAATGTAAGCATTCCAAAATATATCCTTTACACAATGGTAAAAATCTAATGTAAAAAAGTTATTAACTGTTGATAAATCATCAAATTCTATTTCTTGTACTTGTTCTATTAAATATTCATGAGATGATTGAGCAAACTTCTTTCTTTCAATTGAATCTAAATAAACATATTCTACAATCATATTTATTTCTAATTTTGATGAAATTATTTCATATTGATTATTTGTAATATAATCAAGTATCTCATTTTGTAATCTTGTGTTATCAATTGAACTATCTATATTAATTTTTATACATTCTGTAAATTTTTTAGTATTTAATCTTACTTGAATTGAATTATATTGTAATGCGATTAAAGGAAAAGATAAACCATAATTATTTATAAACCAAAAAGGTACTGGTACATATAATATTGTTGAATCTATTGTATCTGAAAATGAATTATATAATTGATTATTCCCTATTAATTTGTTATATAAGTCTTGATTTTTATAATATAAATTACCGTAATTATTCATATATATGTCTGACAATGTGTTTATTTTATTACTACCAATATAAAATTCAATTGAATTAAATAAATATAATCCTATTTTGTTTACCCAGCATACATTTATTTTATTTTCAATTGTCAATACATTTAATAATTTTTGATATATTATTAAATTTAAATTTTCAAGAATTTCCATATTCTTATATATGGTAAATTTAAATTCCTCATAAGATACTTCAGTATAACTTAAATTTTTATATATATAAACAAAATTATTATTTTCTATCTTAAATAATGATGCATTTGTAAAATTATCTATGTTATAATTTACTATTGAATTACTTATTAATGAATTCTCATTTTCAATATCAATATTAAAATAAAATTTTATTGATAAAAAAAATTGTTGATACTGGTCTAAATTAAAATATTTTAATATATAACTTTCTAATTCAGTTATATAAGATAATGAACCTATTAATGTATCATATGTAGCAAAATATGTATTTACGGTATTTTTTAATCTGTTATAAAAATTTAAATAAAATCTATAATATGAAAAATATGAATCTATTGTTGTAAATGGTGTTTTATATTCATTTACTAACATTTTATTTAAATTTTGAAAATTTATTTTTGGTAATTTTATTTGTAATATTATATTTGATATTAAATCTCCTGAATTTTTGGGTATATTTACAAATGCTGTTGAATTAAATTCTGGTGTATTATCAAAACTTAATAATACTTTTTTTGCACCAAAATTTGTATATCTTCTATATATTATGTTAAAAAATGTTATTTCTGGATTGCCTGTTAATGTTAAATCTTGTGTTCCATATGAAACTATCTGTAATAATCCTCCACCCATCTATATATTTAACTTATTAATAAATTAAATATATTTATTTATGTATCTTTAATAAATTTAAATCAATATTTATTATATTATATTATTTATGAATACTTCTGACATCTCTTCTGAATTATGCTTAGGAATTGACTTTGGTACTACTAACTCTTGTATTTCTGTGTTTTATAAAAATAATTCTATTATTGTTCAAGACATTGATGGTAATGATACTATTCCTACTGTTATAGAAATTAGTTCTGATAAAAAAATTGTAGGTAAAGAAGCATATTTAAGAAAAAAAATTTTTGATAAAAATTCTGATAAAAATATTTTTTTAGTTTATGAAATTAAAAAATTATTGGGAAAAAAATATTCTGAACTAAATAAAAATTTTATTAATATGCTAGCTTATGAGATCATTCCTGATGATGATGACAATATTTTAATTATTAACGCTGATAATAACCAAAAATATTATCCTGAAGAAATTGCTATTCATATTTTTATGAGTTTAAAGTTTAAAGCAGAAATCTTTTTATCTAAAAAGTTAAATCAACAAATATCTCTTAATAATGCTGTTATTTCTGTTCCTGCATATTTTAATAAAATTCAAAGACAAATTATTAAAAATTCTGCAACTTCTGCTGGTCTTAATGTTATAAGACTTATCAATGAACCAACTGCTGCTGCTATCTGTTATGGTTTAGGTAAAACTAAAACTTCTAATGATGGTATTAATATTATTGTTTTTGATTTTGGTGGTGGTACTTTAGATGTAAGTCTATTAAATATTAATGATGGTATTTATGAAGTTTTAGGTTCTTGTGGTAATAATAATTTAGGCGGTTCTGATTTTGATACTAAAATCATGGAATATTGTATCAATTTATTTATCAATGAAAATAATTTAGATTATCAAGATTTTATTAATGAAATTAAAGAAGATTCGCTTCAAAAACTAAAATTTCTTTCAGAACAAGCTAAAATTGCATTATCTGATAATGTAAATACAAAGATTAAAATTGATAATTTTTGTTTTAATAAAAATCTCGTTGTTTCTCTTGGTAGAGAAAAATTTAATGAAATTTGTCTTGATTTGATTAGAATTATTATTAAACCTATTAATGATGTTTTAGAGTTATGTGAAATTTCTAAATCTGAGGTTCAGGAAATTATTATGGTTGGTGGCATGACCAGAATCCCTATTATTAGATATAATATTGAAAGATATTTTGGTAAAGATGTTAATTGTTCTATTAATCCTGATAATGTTGTTGCTATTGGTGCAGCTCTCCATGGTCATATGATTTTAAATAATCAATTTATCGAAGATAAACTATTATTAATTGATAGAACATCACTTTCTATTGGTGTTGAAACTTGTGGTGGTATTATGGATGTTTTAATTCCTAGAGGTACTATTATCCCGGTTAAAAAAACAAAAAAATATTCTACTGATACTGATTATATTGATTCTATTAGAATTAAAATTTATGAAGGTGAACGAAAATTAACTAAGGATAATATTTTAATCGGAGATTTTATTTTATCTGGAATTGAAAAACAAAAAAGAGGTATTCCTGAAATTTTAATTACATTTTCTATTGATTCTGATGGAATTATTAGTGTAAAGGCAGAAGATTTAGATAATCCTCTAAATAAAAAATCAATTCAAATTTCTGGTAATAAACAACATCTTACTGAAGAACAAATTGATGATATTGTTAAAAAAGCTAAAGAAATGGACCAATCTGATAGAATTGATAAAATGAAAAAGGAATCATATATGTCTATTATGGATAGTTCTAAAAAAATATTAGAAAATATTTCAGCTGAACATTATAAATTACCTAATAGAATTAAAGAAGAGATAATTGAAAATGTTAATGAAATTATTTTATGGCTTAATTCTACAGATTATTCTGAAATTGATTTAGAAAAATATAAACAAATTTTACATGATTTTAAAATTAATTACAGCATTTATATTTTTCAACAAGTTGAAATTAAACAAGAACTTGATGCTTCTAATAATGATGATACTAAAGCTATTGAAATTTATGATGATGATATTAATACAAAAAAATATGAAGAACAAATTTCTTATATTAGAAAAATTATTGATGAATATGATATAATTCAAAAACAACTCAATATTTTTAAATTTATGAACAAAAATATTAATAATTTTAAAGATTCAAATTTTGATATTAATAATCTTTTTTATCTATTTAATCAAGTAAATGAATATGCATCAGATGTTTTACTTAATTTTTTTATTGATAAAAATTTAGATGATGATAAAGTTAATGATATTTGTATTAAATTAAATGAATTAGATATATCTTTTAAAGAACAATTTGATTTATTTAACGAAGAACATAATATTGTTAATAAAGTTATAAACAAAATTAATGAAAAAGAAAATATTTTATTAGAACAATTAGAAATTTATGAAAAAAAAAATGATATTAAAATCGAGGAATTATCATTATCTGAAAATATATCTGATATTAATGATTCTTATATTCATGATGATAAATTTATTAAATCTATTAATGAAAAACTTGAATTAATTATCGAATTCCAAGGTTATATTTATAAAATGAACTCTGGTTATTCCGAAGTTGATACTGATAAATTAATAAATATACTTAAAATTCTTGATACTATTTATTAATTTTATTATAATATTTAAATAATTTCCTTAATAATGTTTGATTTACATTGTTTATATCAAATTTTTCTTCAAAATTTTTTATTTTATAATATAAAAATGATAAAGATTCTAAAAAATTTAATTCTAAATATTTCTCCATAAATCCAGATGCATATAATATTGATATATCAAAATTTTCATCACATATTAATACTGCCTCATCTTTTAAAAATGAATTTATTATAAAATCATTTATAATTTCATAATTTATATCATCTTCATCATTATCATCTATAATTATATTTAATTGATTCAATTGAGTTTCTATTTTTTTATTTATTGATATTATGTTTTTTATATTATTTTCGTCTAAATAATCATAATCTATTGATTCATTTAATCCTATATATAAATTTGGTATTATTAATATTGTTTGCTCCATATAATATTATTTATAATTTAATTTTCTTTATATAAATTTTGACAAACCGTGTGATATTCTAGTATTATATTTTCTAATAATATTTTTTGTTTATCTAACTTCATCTCGTTTTTGGTGTTTTCATTTATTATTTTTATTTCATAATCATCTATTTTATTTAATAATAATAATATCTCTTTTTTAATTTCTTCTATACTTTGTATTATTTCGCGATCTAAACTCTTCATTTATATTATTTTATTATAAATTAATTTTATACATTTTGCTATTATTTAATGCACTGTATAAATTATACGATGGTTCTTTACTATTAGTCATTGTACTTCTAGTGGAATTTTCTAATTCATTCATTTTTAATAAATTATTATTTTTTTTTATATTTAATTGACTAATTGTATCATTAATCTCATAGTAACCATTCTCTGATGATTCATAACCATCTTCATCTTCATCTGTTTTTATTCTTAAATCATCTGAAAATAAATCATTCATTTTTGTTATTTTTTTACCATATTTATTTTTTATATTGTATTGTCCTATACCTGATTCTGACTCATCTTCTGACTCATCTTCTGACTCATCTTCTGACTCATCTGATTTTTCTTCTGATTCTGACTCATCTTCTGACTCATCTTCTGATTCATATGATTTTTCTTCTGAAATTTCTTCTGAACCTAATTTATTTTTTTTGCGACCACCAACAAGATTAACTTTGGTATTTTGTGATGCATTTTCAAGATGTTTATTAAGAAAATCTAATTGAGATAATACGTCATCTTTTATGTTTAATAATTTATTTAAAGATAAATTACTATCATCGATGTTTTTTTGTATTTTTAATAAATTTTTTAGAATTATTGAACTAAATCTATAAACTAGACTTGAATAAACTTTTGAAATTTTTATTGGACTGTAATTTTGTTCGTATTTTGAAATATTTTTAAATAACCAAATTATTAACTGATAGTAAAAAAATATAATTATTTCTAAATAATTATATGTATCAGATGCATCTATATTATCAAAATTATTTATTGTATCATATAAATAATTTTGTACTAATATAATAATATCTAAATTTTCTGTAAATATCGAATCTATAAAATTAAATTCATTTACTTCTGATATATTATTATATGTCAAAATTACAAAATATTTTTTTATGTACGGATTATTATAATCAGAATTTATTATATGTTTTAGTATCTCATTATTTGATATTGTACATTCTATTTTATTATTGCCATTATATATTACATATGCATTACTATCATTATTCCATTCAACTTTACCCATACCACTTGATATTCTATTAATTGGTTGTATTATTTCATTATCTAATGTTATTTTTGGTAAATGTATTGGTAATTCTTCTCTTCTTTGCTCAGGTTCCTCTATTAACTTATGACCTTCTATTACTGTTGATAAATTATAATTTGTTGGTCTTGTTCTATTTACCATAAATTCATTTAATACTGGATTACCACCTGTCTTTATTTCTTGTATCGGCTTTTGATGAGCCTCTTCTACTATATTTTCTAATTCCTTTTGTTTAGAACTTTCTAATACTACTTTCTTCTCTGAATTATTTTCTGTTGCTACTGTATTTGTTGCATTTGTATTATTATTACTATCTTGTTCTCTTCTTATCGGTTTTGTGTTTAACATCTAATATATAACTATATATTATAAAAAATTACTTAAATAATTAATTTTACAAAATCAATTAATTATTCATATTATTTAAAAAATTTAAGCCTTAGGGGCCTTTTGAAGTTTATTATGAAATTTATACTCAATTTCCTTTACTGAACCATCAGCATTCGCAATTTCTACTTTCACTGGTCTATCAAGTGTCTCGCGCTTGCCAATATACTTGTACTCTTTATGACGACTGTTTCTTGTGCATTCACGAATTGAAAAGTTAATATCAATATTAACACCACCCTCTTGATTTCCAGTCTTCTTAAAATCCTTAATTATAGAACTAAAAGCCTTGTTAGCTGCTTGTTTCGGTTTCTTGCCACAATAACGACCCTGGATTTCATTGTTGTAAATTAATTTAAAATAACGAAGTTTTCCTCCCTTCTGTTCACCATCATCCTCACCAACTTCAGTTTGATTTACTGCCTCCTCAACTTGAATTACCTTATCTTCCTTCTTTTCCTCTTTAGCAACCTCCTTTTTAGCCTCCTTCTTAGCCTTAGGAGCCTTAGCACCAGCCTCAGCTTGTACTGGTGTAGCTGCGGGCACAGGTGTAGGAGCAGGCGTTGGTGCTTGTACTGCATCTTGTTTGGCTCCTTTCTTTCCACCTTTAGCAGGTGTAGCCTCTTGTTTAACCTCCGCTTTAACCTCAGGTTTAGCCTCCGCTTTAACCTCAGTCTTAGCCTCTTGTTTAGCACCACCTTTCTTAGTAGCAGCTACTTTTCCTCCTGTTTGAGCCTGTACTGGAGCAGGAGTAGTAGCAGGAGCAGGAGCAGGAGCAGTAGCAGTAGCAGGAGCAGTAGCAGGAGCAGTAGCAGGAGCAGGAGCAGGAGCAGCAGATGCTACTTCTTGTTTCGCACCGCCTTTCTTAGCATTAGTCTTGGTGGCAGTCTGAGCAGGAACAGGAGTCGCAGCAGGAGCAGGAGCAGGAGCAGGAGCAGCAGCAACAGGAGTAGTGGCACTTACAGTGGCAGTATTATTAATTTGTTTACTAGATTCAGATGAACCAGCAGTTTGACTTTTAGTGGCAGTTTTGGGCTTAGTGTTTTTAGAACTCATAGTTATATCTAATAATACTTTTTATTTCTTTAAATTATTTTATTATAATTAAATAATTTAGCGAAAAAATTTATTTTTTTTTTTTTAAAACTAATATATAAGATGGGAAAAATCATTGTTAATCATAAAATTTTAAAATGTAATATATTACAAAAAGAATACAAGATAATTAGTTCTATAATATGTAATTTACAGAATGTAATAATACTAAATGAAAATATATTATTTTTTTCCAAAAATCAATCTATGAAAACTCTTAATGAATTAATAAAAAAATTAAATGAACAATATAATATATCAATAATTGAAATTTTAAAAAAAAATAATCAAGTAGTATCAAATGATTCAATTTATTCTAATATTCCCGATATAAAATCAGAAATTTCTGATTTTGAAAATAATAACTCTAGTGATTCAACAAGTAGTGCTAAATCTGAAAAAAATAATAATATTGAAAATAATAATAATATATTAAATCAAAATAAAGAAACAGATGATGAAATTAAATTTAAATTAACTGATGATGATATAAAAAATTTGGAAATAATAGAGCAAATTAAAATTTTAAAAGCAGAAAATTCACATAATGTATTTTTTGGTAAATATGATTATCTTTTTGAATTATCTAACTATAATCCATTTGAAGAAATAAAGAAACAAATAATTTTACTATGTAAAATTATTGGTTTCACTAATATCCAAGATATCATTTATTTAAGTCTACATGTTTATAAATATAATTTTAAGGATAATGATAATATTATAAATTTATTAAGTAATATATTTATACCTCTTGATTTTACTTTAAATAAATCTAAACCATCTTCTGAAATTAAAGTAAAAAAAAATGAAGGTTCATATATAACATTATTTAATAATCAGTGTACTATTGAATTTACTATTGGTGATAATTTATTTATTATTTCTGGTTATATTAAATCTGATCCTCTTAATATTTATGTTAGAACTTCTCAAATTTCTAATAATTATATTTTTAGTAAAAAACTTGAATTTGAAAAAATTATTGATTGTATTGATAACTCATATAATGATAAGTGTGATATTTCTTTTAATCAATATCATATATTACAAAAAATTAATAAGGAATTTGCTGATATATATTTAAAAAATATGACAGCCATAGAAATTATTATTATTTCTAAAGATGACTTTATTAATAAATTATTAGAAGATTATAATAAGTTTAATGAACTATCTAAAATGCAATTTGTAAAATTACTGAAAGTATTTACTAAAGATGCTTCTGAAAACTTATATACTATGTATAACATTATTAGATTATTATTATTAGGTTCTGATGAAAATTGTTCTATTGCTAGTATTTTATTTAATCTTCTAAAAGATAAAAAGAGTCATAACTCTAATGAATATATTTCTAATATCATTTATGATCAACTCAATTATATTGGACAATTAAAACTTAAGAAATCTAATTTTAATATTAAAAATGAACTTGATAAACTTAAAAGTATTACTTCTGCTGATATCGATTTAAAAAAACAAGTACTTCTTTCTAAAAATATGCCTGATCATATTAAAAAGATATGTCTTGAAAAACTTGATGAACTTAAAAATTCTAATAATGAAACTTATAAGATTAAAATGTATGTTAATATTCTTGTACAATTTCCATGGCTTTCTGATACTGATGATAATATTTTTAGAAATGTCGCCTCTGAAAAAAATAAATCAAAAGAATTCCTTGAAGGCATAGAAAATAAACTTAATGACCAAATATTCGGACATAAACCTGCTAAAGATAAAACACTTCAAATACTAGCTAAACTAATTTCTGTACAAGGTACTCATATTTCTCCTATTGCTCTTGCTGGTCCTCCCGGTGTTGGTAAAACTAAATTTGCTCAGTGTCTAGCAGATTGTCTTGGTATTCCTTTTGTACAAATTACTTTAGGTGGTCAAAATGATGGTGAACTTTTACACGGACATGGATACACCTATTCTGGTGCACAACCTGGTCTTATTGTTAAAAAAATGGTTGATGCTGGTTCTGCTAGATGTATTATGTATTTTGATGAACTGGATAAATGTGTATCTAAAAATGGTCAAGTTAATGAACTTATGTCTATTTTAATACATCTTACTGACCCTATGACTAATGGAGCATTCCAAGATAGATTCTTTCAAGAAATTACATTTCCTCTTAATAAAGTTATATTTATTTTCTCTTTTAATGATGTTTCTAAAATTGATAAAATTTTATTAGATAGAATGGAAGTAATTGATGTTGAAAGTTATAATATTAAAGAAAAAATTACTATCGCTAATAATTATTTACTTAAACAATTATGTAAAGAAATTGGTTTTGATTATGATGCTGTTCTTTTTAATAAAGATGTTCTTACTAAAATTATTGAGGATTATACATTTGAACCCGGTGTTCGTTCTCTTAGACGCTCTTTAGAAAATATACTACTTAAACTTAACATTGATAAGATTTATCAAAGGGGTATTTTTGAAAATAATATTGAATATGATACTTCTAAACCACTTAATATTACTTATGAATTAGCATCTGAACTTTTAGGAGAAACAAAAGTTGAATATACTCGTATACATTCTATAAATATGGTTGGTGTTGTTAATGGTCTATATGCTACAAGTATGTGTAGTGGTGGTATTGTTCCAATTCAACTTACAGGATATCATTTAGGTTCCTCGTCTAAATTTTTATTAAAACTTACTGGTAATCATAAAAAGATTATGAAGGAGTCCATTTTTTATTCTTTTACAACAGCTATTAATCTTTTAACTCCAGAAGGAAAGGATTTGTTTTTTGTAAAGTATCCCAATGGCATTCATATTCATACACCTGAAGCTGCAACACCTAAAGATGGTCCCAGTGCTGGTGTTGCTTTCACTTTAGCTTTTTTATCAACTATGTTAGACCTTAAAATAAATAGAGAAATTGCTCTAACCGGAGAAATTGATTTACATGGTAATGTAAGAAAAATAGGTGGTGTCAAGTTTAAAGTACAAGGTGCTTTTAAAGCGGGTGTTAAAACAGTTTTTCTGCCTAAAACTAATAAAGAAGATTTAGATAAAGTTAAGAAAGAATTACCAGAAATTTTTACTTCTGAACATAATTGTTTCTTTATAGAACATGTTCTTGAAGTTGCTGAAAAGGCTTTAATAGATTGGGATACTAAAAAACATTTTATAGTTAAAAACAATTTTATTTAATTTATTACTTAATTATTTATTTAATATTTTATTTTTATAAAAAAAATCATAAAAAAGTATTTATTTCTTTTTCTAATAGTTTATATTTATATTCTGTCATTTCTAAATTTATTTTTATAAACTGATTTTCTACATTTTTTAACATATTATCAATTTCTATTTCATGTTCTACTATTAATTTATTATCTATTAGAATATTACCATTATCATCGTAATTTAATATATTATATAACTCATTTTGTTCTAATCCTAATGTTTTTTTTATATCAATCCCAAATCTTATAAATTTTGGTTTTAATATTTCTGATATTTTTATATCATCTTGATATTTTTTTATTTCTACTGCTAATCTGTTACACATTTCATTATTTATTAATATATTCATAAATGGTTCTAACTTTTTAAAAGCTTTTGCGATTGTTACTTGTGATACATTAAATTTTTCTGCTATAGTTCTTTTTTGTACATCTAATTTATTTAAACATATCATTAAATATATTGAACCTGTTGCAAGACTTAATGGAGTATGAACTGATGCTATCTTTAGTTTTTGTACATTATTCGATATTTGTATTGCTTGTTCCGTATACTCTTTTTTAATCTTCAATTCATCACAAAATCTTATTATAAAATGGTCTGGTTTTGTTGAATTTGTATTTAATTCTATTTTCTTAAACTTTGCTAAATTTTCAAATCTTTTACATCCTTTTGTTACTTCAGTATGTTTCAAATCAAATAATTCTGCTATTTCTTTGGGAGAACGAGTTTTTCCATTTTTTTTACATGCAAATATTATACATGCTGCTATTACACTCATTCTGTTTTTTCCTCTTATAATTATTGATTTTCCTTCATTTTTTCCTTTTGTATGTTTGCAATCTGATATATTTTTATATATAATTTTTGCATCATCTTCTATACATTTTAAAATCTTACCTTCATGGCATTTTGCTTGAATTATTTTAAATACTTCATTCAAACTTCGCTCTTTATAAGGCATTGCACTCCAACCATGTAAAGTTTTTATTCTACTTGAACATACACCTGCTATTGTTGTTGCTGTTGATGATTGAGGCAATAATTGTGATATTGGATGTGAATATCTGTTAACATCTTTTTTATTATCATCATTATATTGAGCCTTATCTGGATTTGTATCTAATAATTTAGAAGATACAACATCACCACAACCACGACATACTCTTATTCCATCTGATATTACTTCTACTATGTCATCATTATCACATCTATAACAATAAATTTTTTTTTTATTTTTATCTGATTTTTTACCTTCTTCATTATACATTGATTCCATCAATTTACTATATTTTTCATAATCTTCTATATCATCAATATCAATTACCATATCACCAACATCGTATTTAATTTTTGGTAATTTCTTCTTTTTCTTGTTATTATTTATATTTAATTGGTAATATAAGTCAGAGTCGTCAGAAATTAATATATTACTAATCATCTCTTTATATATGTTTTTATTTTTTTAAATTGAATTAATTTCAATATTATTTATAAAATTAATCAATTTTTTATAAAAAATTGATTAATAAAATATCTATTATATACTATTAAAATAAATGATACAAAAACCATTTAAACCTGTTATTAACATAACATGGAACAATGTCTTTAAAGAAATTGATAAAGATATTTATGATATAGCAGAAGAGTCTTATAATGAAGTTATGTTAAATAATAAAAATATTGTTTTTCCAATTTATAAAAATATTTTTAATTTTACTAATTATTTAATACCAGATGATATCAAAGTTGTTATAGTTGGACAAGACCCTTATCATAGTGTTTATCAGGATAAAAATAATAGTTATTTTCCACAAGCAATGGGCTTGGCATTTTCTGTTCCTAATGATTCACCAATTCCTCCATCACTTTTAAATATCTATAATAATTTATTAAAATTTAAACATATTAATTATATTCCAAAAAATGGTAATCTTGAATTTTGGGCTTATCAAGGAGTTCTTTTACTTAATTCTAGTTTAAGTGTTCTTAAATCAAAAGCTAATAGTCATCAAAGTATTTGGTCTATCTTTACTGATGAATTAATTAGTATTATTTCAAAGAAATATAATAATTTAATTTTTGTTTTATGGGGAAGAGATGCTTTTTTAAAATATTCTTGTAATATTATAAAAAATCAGGATAAACATAAATTTATTATTTCATCACATCCATCACCATTCTCTGCACATACCAAATTTAGAGAATATGATAGTTTTATGGATACTGATCATTTTGGTTTAATTAATAAATATCTAAAAGAAAATAATAAAGATATAATTAATTGGAAGATTGCTTAAATATTTACAGCATTATATATTTCATTCATCATATCAGTATCAAATGAAAAACTGGGATTTTCTATATTTTTCTTGTGGGATTTCTTTTTAGATTCTCTTTTGGATAATTTCTTTGATATCTTATTATTTTTTCTTCTCATATTCTTAATAATATGTCTGGGTTTTTTTGTTTCACTATCAGAATCACTACTTTTAGAACTTGTTAATTTACATATTTCCTCTTTTAAATTTATACATTTATTATTATTTTTATATTTTGTTTTTGGATAATTTGGAAAACAAACTCCTGACATACTGCTTTTACACTTCTTCTTTTTGCATTTAGTTGATGAACTTGATGAACTTGATGAGCTTGAAGAACTTGAAGAACTTGAACACTTTTTTCTTTTAATAATAAAATAAATAAAATTTTTTATTTTTATTAAATTATGTATGCTTAATATTTTTATAAGTATTTTATAAATATAAAATATAATTAGCTTTAACAATTTAAATAATCCTAAAATACAATATAAAATTGCTTCAATTATATAAATAATTACTTTTTTATCAATATGACAACTATAGCTACTACTACTACTTATTTTACAACTATTATTACTTCTTTTACAACTATTACTACTTATATTACATAAACTATCACTCATACTCGATAATTCTATAATTTTTGGTTTATTTGTACGACTTGATGATTTTGGTTTACATCTTGACTTACTAGTACTAGATGTTTTTGGTTTAGGTCTTGGCCTTGGTCTTGGTCTAGTACTACTTGATGATTTTGGTTTATGTCTTAGTATCGGAGTAGTACTACTAGATGTTAATGGTCTCATTATTCTTGCATTAATATTTGGCTGTTGATTATTATAATTACTCATAACAATAGGTTTTAATTTAAGAGATGATTTTAATGTTGATGAATTATTTTTTTTTACATCTTTACCTTTTAACTTATTTAAAAAATTTTTATATTGTTCATCATCAGAATCAGATTTTGAATAAACTTTTTTATTATTATTTTTTTCTTTACCAGTTAACTTATTTAAAAAATTATCATATTGAGGATTATCTATTTCTGAATCAGATTTTGTTTCTAAATCTTTGTCTGAATTAATATTAACTATTATATTTTTTTTATTTGGATTCCTATTTGTTATTTTATTTAAAAATTTAGTAAATTCAGGATGATCTGAACCATCATTAGATTTTTGCCTAGCTTCTTTTTTTTTATCTTTTTTTAAATTTTTATTTGAAGATTTTTTATATGAATTAGAATTATCTGAATCAGACTTTTTATAAAAAAATAAATTATTTTTTTGTTTTTTTAATTTCTTTTTTGATTCATTAAGTATATTCTTTAAAGACTTTCCATTATTAAATAAATTATTTACCGATAATTTACTTTTTTTTATTTTATCATCAGCTTTAGGAAAAAATACCTTTATTATATCCATTTATAATATATATAAGAAAGTTTTTTATTATAAAATAATAAAATATAAACAATTAAATATAAATTGATTATATAATACTATTATATATGTTTGAATATATAAGTTTTATTTATTCCTATATTACATTATTTATAACTATGGGTGTTTTTACTTACTTTTATAGATATTTTTATAATAATTGTAATCAGTTAGTAAAAATAAAGACTAAACATGGTAAAACTAAACATGTTGTTAAACCCAAAATAATGTTGTCTCTATCATATTTTTTGTTATTAATATTAATTTACTATAATTTCACCTATAAAATTTTTGTTTTTATATTTAGTATAATCTTATTAGCTGCACTCAATGGTTTTGAACAATTCTACTTTAAATCTACACATTTTATTTATAAATACGATAATAATAAAGCTATTAGAATTAGTTGGAAAATGTTCTCATCTACTATAACTTTATTTTTTCTAATTTATAATCCAATGTTTAAAGTAATTGATAGCTATATTAATGATAAAAAAATATTAATCCAGTCTATTATAAGTAAAAATTTATCATTTACTAATAAAACAGATAATAACAAACCATTAGAAAAAAATATTGATATAAATAAATCAAAACAATCTAATAATTCTAGTCACTCAAGAAAATCAAGTCGAATTGATTCTTCTGAAATATTTGATTATATTGTTAAATCATCAAAAAAAGATGATTCTTTACCAAACCTAAATATTAAAGAAAATAAAAATATTAATTCAACTATTTTTAATGAAGAAAACAGCAATTTAAGAGAACAAACTATTAAAGAAACTACTGAGAAATCATTTGAGCAATCATCTATTGATCAAGAATTTACTAATACAAATATTACTGAGGCTCTTAGTGATGTGGTATCTAATAAAGATGATAATAATGATATAATTGCAAATTTTAAGAGTGTTAATAATTTGTTAAATTCGAATAATTGTGATGATATTGAAGATATAACTATTACTGATCACAACAACTGATTTTTTGTATTGTACTAAACTAATATTATTTTAGTATTTTTTTAATAAAAATTGATAATTATAGTATATATAATTAATTTAAATATTAGGCTAATATATATAACATTAGTAATGTCATCAGAAAATTCCAAAGATATAGAGTTATCTAACAATAAAATATTTGAATTGATGGATGCTAGATTTTCAAAAAAATATATTTTATATGAACATTTACATAATTCTTATAATGAACTTATAAATTCTATAATTAATTATTATCAAACTAATGAAAATATTTTTGAAGAAAATAGAGTTGGTGACCTTGTTTATAGATATAGATTTAAATTCGAAAACATATTTGTAAGACCTCCATTACATGATAATGGAGATGCTTTAATGTATCCTATTGATGCTAGAGATAGAAATGTTTCTTATAGTATTAAATTGGTTGCTAAAATTACTCAATTACAAGAAATTTATGATCTTAATCTTAAAGATATTATTAAAGTGAATGTTATTGGTACACCTGTTGAAAGGGAAACCATTTTAATTTTACCTTGTATGGTTCGTTCTAAATTTTGTTCTTTACAAATTAATAAAGATTATAATGAAAAAGATTGCAATTTAGACCCTGGTGGTTATTTTATTGTTAATGGTTCTGAAAAATTTGTTCTTTCACAAGAAAAAATGATTGAGAATAAACCATTAGTTTTTATGAAAAAGGATGCTGGTATTGCTAATTATAAAGTTAAAATTAATTCTCGATCTACTAATCCTAATATTATGACACAAGGTATAGAAATAAGTTTAGAAAAGAATTATAATATTAATATAAGAGTTCCTATTCTTAATGAAGTTTCTGTTTTTGTCTTGATGAGAGCTCTTGGTTTAGAAACTGATAAAGAAATTGTTAAATATATTATTTATAATGATAATGACATTGATATGATTAATATTCTTAAAATTTCTATTGATTTATCAAAAAAAGAAGGAAAAAAACTTATTCTTAATAAAGAAGATGCTTATTATAGTTTAACAAATAAATTAAGAGTCGTTAAAAAATATACTGATAAAGATAGAAAACTTCAATATGATGAAAAAAAGGAACATCTTGAAGCCTTACTTAGAAATGCATTTATGCCTCATATTAATTCTAATCATTATAATAATGTTTTTAGAGCTAAAGCCTATTTTCTTGGTTATATGATTAATAAGTTATTAAACTGCTATTTAGGTAGAACTGAACCTGATGACAGAGATTCTTTTGTTAATAAGAGAATTGATATGCCTGGTGATTTAATCTTTGATTTATTCAAACAACATTATAAAA